ATGGCTGGAATTATCAAAAGAAAAGACACTTGGTACGCCTGTTTCCGAGTTGGAGGCAAACTCAAGGTTCGTACCACCGGCATCAAGATCACTCCCTTGGTTACTCCAGGTAAATCGAAGAACGCCGCCATGAAAGAAGCTGAACTTCAGGCGCGCATCATTGCAGAAGAGCTGGAGAAGGAAGCAAAAGGGGCACTTCTAAATGTCGATGTTATCGTTTCACTCGCCGGGAACAAGGCCAAGTCAGTCCTGCGAAACAAAAAATACATGCCCAGCGTCAAGGATCATCTGCATCAATGGCTGGCGAACCGTCCCAACCGACGTACCAATCTTCGTTACGGGAAGGCTATCCGGTGTTTTCTCGACTTTCTGGGACCCAAACAGGAAATGCCCCTGGACACGGTGACGGAGGCCCAAGCGCAAAGGTTCATGGAAAAATATTTGGAATTGCTGAGTTCCAAGACGGTAAGCATTTACCTATACGGTTTGAATGCGGCCTTTCAACAGGCAGTCAACGAACGGCTTTTTCCGTACAATCCTTTCAAGGGGGTGCGTCCTAACAAGATCAACCGTTCCGATGCTACCGAAAGGCGCGCTTTCACAGTCGAGGAAGCTCAACGCTTGACCGAAATCCTGCCGGGAGAATGGCCCGACATGATACGCGTCTGCCTTTATACGGGAGGCCAGCGTTTGGGCGACATCGCTACCCTCCAATGGAAGCAAATTGACATGGAGGGTGGAATCATTTCGATGACGACCCAAAAAACCAAGAGACACATGAACAAGCCCATCATCTTGCCTTTGAAGGAAGTTCTGGACAGACGACTTACCAACCGTGCGAGCAATTACGTATTTCCGGTAGCGGCAATGCGTCACGCGCAGGCGGATCATACGTCAAGTAAACTTTCCATCGAATTCAACGCTCTGCTGAAGAAATTCGGATACATTGAAAAGAATCCTCCAGCTGCGAAAGGAAACAGGCGGAGACTTGCCCCTCTGAGTTTCCACAGTCTGCGCGCAACGGCAGTTACTGTTCTGCGTCTGGCGAATGTTCCTGCGGACTTGTGCCGGTTCATTGTCGGGCATGACAGCGAGGTCATTGAACGCATCTACTTTCGTCCGGATGATGAAGTGATAGCTGAAGCCATGGAAAAACTAGCCCTGCCCTAAACAGGGTTTTCGGATCGGAACATGAAAATCAGCCCCGCATCGCAAAAGGACGCGAGGCTGATTTTTAATGGCGGATTTTGTGGTTACAGAGAATGTCAGGAACCGAAGTTCGACTTAGTCGCATGGGAAACAGACAGGACATAGGCATCCACATCTTCCACATTGTACTTGCGCACTCCCCCGTTGGGCTGCCTTGTCCTGATCTTTCCCGTTTCCATTCCACCGGCCAACAGGCGGCACATGTTGGACTTGGACATGTCATAACGCTTGGCGAGTGTCGCTTGACTGGCCCACACCACCTCTCCGGAGCCTCCCCCCTGCTGGAATAAAAGATCCAGCAAATGGTGGATTTGGCGGAGTTCTTCAAGGACATCTTCAGCGGCAATAAAAGTTCCAGATAATGTTTTCATGGTCATGAGAGTATTTCTACATGTTTCTTTCCATATATGGAAGGGTTCGCCGAATGAATTTTCCCCCCTCATGGAATGAATGGGAGGGAAACCTCCCTTACCTCATCTCCACGGCGGCACGTTCATCCACTTCCGCCGTCAGAAAATCCCGGGGTTGAATCTGGGGCTGGAGGAGGGCTTTCTCCATTTCCCTGTCGGATGCGTTGTAATGGCAAAAGGCCAGCCCTTCCGGATCGGCGGTTACTCTCCGGGTTCCATGCCTCATCTGCCAGTACCAGTGAATATCCGCCGCCTTGACGTCGCGTAAACGCACTAAATTCTTCTCTCCGCCGTCCGTCTGCGGCAGGTGCGCCGTGTCACGGCGGATGTCCCGCGGACCGTCCTTGCTCCATCTCCGGCGGAATTTCCAGGCTTTCAGCATGATCCGGGACACGTCGGGCGTTTTTGCCCCCACCTGTTCCAGAATGGCGCCGACACTCGTTCCGGGTCGGCAGTAGAGGTATTCGTCCACGTCCAGGAACGCGCACCAGTCCAGTTCCTTCCCCCAGCGGCGGATGAAGTCTTCATAGGCCTCCACCTGACCGTGGATGATTTGCCCCGTCTCCGGATCTCTCGGCTGCCACGGCACGATGCGCACCCGCTCCCTGCCGTACCGGGCCGCCAGACCGTCGAGCTTGTTTTTAATATCCTCGTCACTCAAATGTGCCGTCAGCCTTCCATATTCCTCTCCCCTCTTGCTGGTTCCGCTACGCTGCAACTGGCCCGCCTGGAAGACGGAATCAACCCTGCGGCTCCCAGTGCTGCCCGTGTTGTCGTAAATCACGACGCGGAAGGCTCCGGCCCGCAGGTGGAATTCGATCCAGTCGCGCAGCCAATAGTAGGATTCCCTGGGCAAGGCCACCGCACACACTCCCCAGCGCACCGGAGGAGCGGCCAAAGCCCTCTCCACCAAGTCAAAGGATTCCTGCCTCCTGCCGGGATTGCAGGCCGCCTTCCTGCGCAGGACGGCGGTATGGTGCAGGCGGTAGGGCCCCTCCTCCTTGTCACGGATGAATTGCTCTCTCCCCCATCGCTCCCATTGCAGGACAAGCTCCCGCTCCGTGAAGCGCAGGATAGTTGCCTTTTCCGGGAGTTTCACGCGGCAGCCGTTCACGCCCAGGATGCGGAAGTTGTCCGTCCAGTACGGATGTTCCAGTTCCACCAGGTATTCGGCGCTGGCCGGATCGTCCGTGATGGCCTCATGCAGGTTTTCCTCCATTTCCACCAGGGGATTGTTCAGGCTGACCGCTGGAGAGGGACGAACCATGAGAAATATCTCTTTTTCGATGTCGGAGAGGTCCCAGCCTCCGGAATGGCGGACAAGCTGCATCATCAGGGCATCGGCATCGTGTCCGTAGGCCCCGTGTTTCGGGTCCCGCCGGTCGGGGTAAAGCCCGGCAATCTTCGTCGGGTTCCGTTCGCACGCTATCAGACATTCCGCCGCTTCCCTGGTCAGTGTGTAGAAGAGCGGCCTGGCGGGTTTGGCGGGAGGTTCCGCGTACTGGATGCCGTTGCGCGTCGCCAGAATGCGGCACTCCCCCTGCTCATAGGAACAATGATGCGGGGAGAGCCGGGCATGCAATCGGTTGATGCGTTCCAGAAGTACGGAAGGGCACAGCAGTTCTTCCTTGGGAAAGACGAACAGGTCGTACGGAGATAGTTCAACTCCTCTTATCGTTTCAATCAGGTCGGAAACCTGGTTCTTGCCTGGATCGTGCCGGAGCGTGACGCGCCCCTGCCTGATCCAGTGTTCATAGCGCGGCAGGACGAGGGAGGAAAAGTTACCCTTCGTTATGCCCTTGACGGCGGCAAAGACATGGCAGTTTCCGTAAGGCTGGGACATGAAGAGGGAGAGCAGCCTGTCCAGGTTTTCCAGATGGCGTACGACCAGGCAAACGGCGATGGAGCTCTCCGGAGTATCGGATTCAGAGACAGCTTGAGCCCGTTGCGTCCTGGGCTTCTGGTAAAAGAGGTTGCTTTCCGCAATCCGGATGTTGAGCGTCCCCCGGGCGGCGGCCAGTTCCAGGGCGCGGTCCGGAGGCAACGGCGTATGGCAGAGGACATCCGCCACTTTTTTCCGGTGAACGGGAGGAACGACGAAAGCATGCAGCCCGGAGACGTAGAGGGAGTCCTTGCTCCGTTCCCTGCCGGGCTGGAAAGCGGAAAAACGCAGGGACGCTACCACTTTCCGGGGATCGTTGGGTGAATGGGCCTTGTGATGGAAGAGGCGCAGGAGATGCGTTTCCGGATGAGCGTTTAGTTCCTTTTCCAGGGCGGCGCGCAGAGTAGCAGCTTCCACCAGCGGCACGGCGTCACTTTCTCCAAAGATGAGGAAATCCTCCTTCTGCCAGTGGGGATCGGCCAGCATCCGGGCCAGAGAGGCACGAAGGGAGCGGATCTCCGGCAGGTCGCCATGGCGCCAGCCGGGGGCATAGGCATGCAGAAGAAGTTCTTCCGGTTCCGCATCATCCAGGCAGGAGGCGTCCTGCCTGGAAGGAAAGGCTTCCACGGCATACCCCAGCCGGAGGAAGTCTTTTTCACCTTCCAGGAGTTCTCCCGGCGTCTGGAGCAGCAGGCAATGAAGAGGCGTATTCATGGAGAGACAGGGAAACAATTCCCAACCTACCGCTTCTTTCCCGAAAAATCCATCAGGAAAATGGAAAAACAAAGAGGCTCCCGGATATTCCGGGAGCCTCTTACAATAAAATATGGATTCTTAATGAAAATTTCGTTTTTCCTTCATGGCAAAATCATAAAGAGTATTACATAATTCCTGGAATTGAATAGCACTGAGTCTTCTTTCATTATTATCTCCTATAGTTATAAGAAATTTATCATCAGGTATAATCTTTAATGAAAAATAAACTCCATTATTTGTATCTATACTAATTGGACCTTCATTTTCACTCATAAAAGAAATTAAAGATCCAGTATTTTTGTCAAAAAATGAACTTATAGGAGAAGACTGATCATAATCTTTTGCAGAACTCCACATTTTTTTCAAATAATCTTCCAGATCCTTAGATTCATTTTGACTGATTTTAATATATGAAATTCCTTTGAATCTTGGATCTACTTCCCAAAAAGATTCATAGACACTAAAACTCCATTCGTATAAACTACAGTTATTCCTTTCTATATTCTTCAGAGAAGTATGATTCGAACAACCAAGATTGAAAATAACGCATGTGATAATAAGTCTACAAAAAAATGCTTTAAAGATCATAACAATTTGTATTTTGATTTCTAAATAGTTTTAATTCATCAGGAGGAATTGGTAAGGACTGCCATGTCTTATACTTTGTATAATCACATTCATCTTTTGTAGGAAATTTACGGTTATACATCGAACGTCTTGCTTGTTTTTGTGCACATTCAAATCTATCTTCCCCTGTCTTATTACGGCAATCACCACAGTATGCAGCTCTCAATTCATTTTGCCAATAATCCGAACAAGTTTTAGGATGTCCCTTCGTACAGTAATCCAAGGCATGTGTATATTCATGCCGAATAGTACCTTTTACTGCACCCGGAGTATTATGAAAACGAATATTTACAGTTATTGATGACTCTTTAGGTGTAGGTGAAGAAACTAATGCGTAAGCTTTTACATCCTCATCAAAACAATCACATGCAAGAGTAATTTTACATTTATTTTTTTCAATTAAATCCAATACACTCTTCCCTCTTGATTTTTCAAATTGTGTTAATGCTTTTTGGCACTTTTCTAAAGATATATGTTCTCCTAAATAGTCAGTATCCATACTAACTCTATTATAAACAAAATTATATAAATTATTACCACCGTCCTCCACAATGGAATCTCTACCAATCCATCTGCCATCCATAGGATTGAGATAGCGGTAATTGTAATAAACCAATCCCATTTCGTCATCGGCATACTCGCTTGAGAAGCGGAACGGATTCTGTTCGGCAGCATTGCCCTCCATTTTGATTACGTTACCATAAGGACCGTATTCGTACAAGCCCCTTCTTCCCGCCTGGATTCCAAACAACGCCGTCGTGTTTTTCAACAAGTCATGCGTGCAGTACAGGTCTTCCTGGTAAGTTCCCGCTTCATCAAACAGGCTCATGGCAAGAATGCGTGTCGCTGAAGATTCCATCGGGTCCCACAGGTAGGTCTTGCGCAGGATAGGAGTTGCCTCCTCCGTTGTATCGGTGGCATCCAGCTCCGCAATTTGCAGGTAGTTGCGGTACAGGAAACGTTTACGTGCAACAAGGGCTTCCCCTTCGTACACGGATTTCTCCACACGTCTTCCCCGGTAGTCATAACGGCATTCCACACGCTTGTCACCTTGCGTGAAGCTTACCGCCTGATTCAAGGCATTGTAGGCAACTCTCCATTCTCCCGTGGCTGTCCTGATTTTCGTCTGGTTCCCGGCAGCATCATGTTCCGGAACGAACACAGCCTGCTCTCCTTCCCCTATGGAAGTATACTGGTTGAGTTCATTGGTTTCATACGCAGTGGGAACAGCCGTGCCTTCCCGGGACATTTCCCGGTTGCCGATATTGTCATAGGCGTAGCTGTAGGTTCCTCCACGGCTCATGGCATCGGCAGTCAGCTCTCCACGGTCATTATACGTGTAGGCATGTGTCAAATCGGGACTGGGTGTGTTGAAATAATCCTTTTTCGTCACGGGGCGTCCCAGGGAGTCATAGGTGTAATCAACCTTGGCCGGATAGTTCTGACCTCCCGGACGCAGATAATCCACTTTAATGACCAGGTCCCGCTTTTCTTCCCGTGTGTACCATCTCTTCAGCGTATTGGGATAGTTCAGCGTCTCCAGCAGACCGTTATTGGCATTGTAGCCATAGGTAAACGGAGTTGCGGCTTCATTGAGGGCAACGGTGGAAAGCCTTCCGGCATCATCGTAACCCAGTGCCGTCTGCTGAACAGTGGCATTGCCGTAGTCCAGGCTGTAACCGCCGTCCCTGCCCAGGCTGTCCTTCCGGTACGTCAGGATGCCTGGCGCCAGTCCCGCCGTTGTTTCCGCCTCCAGTTCATTGTACTGGTTGTAGGAGAATTCCCGGGTTCCGGCATCGTCCGTCACGCGGGTCATCTGCGCCAGATGGTTGTAGGTATAGACAATGCCAGGAGTTCCGTCACTGAACGTAACGGACGTGTTTACTCCCTTGGGCAAATCATATCCATAGGTCGTCCTCACTCCACGGGCATCCGTGGTGTTGGCAACCATGTTCAGGATATTGTAAGCCGTATCTTCATGGGTTCCATCCGGATAGGTTTTGCGCATCAGCAAACCGCCAGCCTTGTGGTAGGTCCAGGTGGTCGTGTCGCCGTCCGTCCGTTCCCTGGGATCGGTCGTGATGGTTTCACCACTTGTCCGGAACGTGCGCAGGCTGGTGAGATGGTCGGCATTGTCATAAGAGAAAACGGCCGGCTGAAGGGCCGTACCCCATTCTGCAATCTTTCTCCCCCTCATGTCATAGGCGTAACAGGAGGTATGCCCCAAAGCGTCCGTAATGACCGTAGGAGAGTCGATTGGTTCCCCATAAGCGTAAGTAGTGGCATTCCCCTCAGCATCTGTTACGCTGACTATCCGCCCGGAGACGTCCTGGACAGTTGTTGTCACATTGCCACGAGCATCCGTGGAGGCGAGAACAATGCCTGTTTCCGTGTAGCTGCGGGCAATACTTGTCGTTACTCCGGCATAATCAGTACGGGACACAGCCATGCCATCCACGATCAGGGAGCTTGCCGCAGTTTCACAACCCGGGATTTTGTTCTTGCTGATTCGCTTGGCATCTCCGGCATACTCCGTCCAGGAAACAGTTTCCTGCCCTCTCGGGTCAATAGAAACCGTCCTGTTTTCCAATGTCGCGGACAGGGAGGAAATCAAGACCTTTTCCGTGAGAGAATAGGTTGTTCCCTGGCTGTTGTTCATAGTCGTGGTCTTGATCCGGTAGATGCCGTCATCCCCCTGTTCAGCCGCATAGGAATAAATCGTGATGCGGGAATTGGTGGCATCGGGATGATCGTCCAGCTTCCATGTTTCCTTCGTTACATTGCCGAAGGCGTCGTATTCCTTCAAGGTTGGAGCCATGGCGGTAGCAGGCGTTCCCGCATCTACCTCCGTCTTGACAAGATACCCCCGTTCATCATACGTGAACCGGCTGTAATAGAAACTGCCCAAGGCGTTGGCTGTAGCCGTGCGGATGATTTCCCCATAACCGTTGGTGATTTCCCGGAACGTTGCTACCGGGTCTCCTTCTGGCTGAGGTTCCAATGTTACTTTCCGGATACCATCCTCAATGATGTCAATCCTGTGGGACAGTTCTTTCTGTCCCGTCCCTCCCTGGTAGAGAAGAGTACCGTCAGGGGCAGTCGTCCGAATCAGGGTTGCTCCATGGGGAAGCGTCGCCGTCGTCGTTAACCCGTCGTCGCTATAGGCGTAGGCCGTAATCCTTCCAAGTTCATCCGTCTCAGAGTTGACGCGCCCCAGAACGTCATAAGTCGTCCGGCGCACAGTGCTCATGGCTCCAATGTCCTTTCTCTCCTCAACCGCACGCCCCAGGGCATCCCTCGTATAGGAGATGATGGTTTCAGGGGTAGTCTCCGTCGCGGAGCGGATCATTTCCACCAGCCGCCTTGCGCTGTCATAGCCGTAGCTGGTCAGGATGCCGTCTTCGTCTTTTTCCCATAGGGGACGCCCGTCGCACATCAGATCCCGTTCCGTTATTCGTCCGTTGCCGCGCGTCTTCCTGATCCAGCGGTTCTGAAGGTCGAACTCGTAGTCGGCGCTGTCCAGCAGCGACCAAGTTCCATCCGTCAGCAGGATGTATTCCTCCGTCCTGACCGTGTTGCCTTCCGCCGAGATGAAGGACACCACTCGGCGGCTCTGCCCCGGTACGGGCGCTCCGTCGATTTGCGTTTCCTCCGTCACGGTATAGGCCGCTCCATGCCAGATTGTAAGTTCGTAAGAATAAACCCTCTGTACGCCGTCAATACCCTGGCGCATCTTGAGGCGTCCCCTGGCATACGGATTGGGCGCGGAGGCCAGCCATGTTTCCGTCACTTCCAGCCGCGTTCCTTCAGCTCCAAGTGCGGTCGTCCTTTCTTCCACGCGCCTGACGTCGTTTTCTTCCGTATAGGTATAAAGCGTCTGGCTCAACTGCACGTCCGCCTTGTTCTTTTGCCGAAGTATGGTGGTCACTTCTGCGGGATCGTGATCGTTGAACTTCGCTTCGCAGTAGGTCGTCTTCACTCTCTTTTCCGCAAAGCCTTTATACGGTGTGGAAACGAGAGTCTGGCGGCCCAGACGATCCTGTTCATACTTGACTTCGGAACCGTCCGGACGCGTTTCTTTCGTCAGAACCCCGTTGGCGGAATATTCATAAGAAGTCGTGCGGGCCATGCCGGAACCGTAGCCTTCCGTTCTGCTCATCAGCAGATTACCTTGCGGGGTGGATTTGTAGCTCTCCATCAGGCTGGAAACCGCCATTCCTTCTTCCCCCATCCGCACTTCCGTCAGCAGGTTCCATTCCTTTTCGGAGGCCTCCGTGCGTGTCCTGACCGTATGAATAGCGGAGTCTCCCGTGCCCTTGCCCAGGCACCATACCTCTCCATTCTTCCACCAGGTTGTGACAAAATCATTCCTTCCGGGCGTTCTTTCCGTCACGCTCGCCTTGTCCCCTTCTTCATTGCGGGCAAAAACAAAGCGCTTGAACGGCTCTCCCGTCACGGCATAAAGCCCCGTCGTCTCATCCTTGGCCCCCACCTGGGAAGGAAGGTACAGGGCCAGCGTATAGCCTGCTTCCGTCACGTCCTGCACGCTGGCAAGGCCGTCTGAAATATTGCTCACCTGCCGCAGGGAACCATCTTCCGCATACACCACATCCATGAAAGCATGAAAATCCGCTTCCGTGAGCTGCTGACCGCTGGATGCCGTAAAACGCACGGGATCTCCCGTTTCTACGGAATAGACCACCTTGCTTCCATTGGCTTCCGCCACTTCAATGTAAACCGGATTGGAAACAACCGGTGTAAAATCTTCTCCCAGCATCCGGGCGCGGTTGGTCAGGCGCGTGTTGTAGCCGATGTTGCCCACGCTGCCGTTGTCTTCTTCCCCCTGGGTGATGAAGTAATAGGCCAGCAGGGAACCTTTCTGAACAGCTACCATGCAGTTGTTGCTCAAGCCTTTCGTGGGTTTGAGCAATTTGCTGTGCAGCACATGGCGGAACAACAGGGCGGAGGGGGACCAGAGGCGTTCTGTAAATTCCTCCTCTACGATTTCAATCTGGCCTCCGGGTACGCCGGGCAATCCCCGGAACAGGCCAAAGTTGCACTGCCAGTACATGCTTTCCTGGGAGGCATCCGCCGCCACGTTCGTTCCTGCGGAGGAGCCGGACACCGTGGAGCGGGCCAGCCGGGAGGACATGCGGGCGGAGGATGGGGAGGAACTGGGGCTGGTTCCCCCGCTGGGGGCGTCCGGGTCCTCACAAACTTCCTTGCCGTCACATCCCTTCTTGCACACCACCGGCTTGTTTTCTGCGGGCACGATGTCGTAGAGCTCCACCTGGACTCCGTTCAGATAGGAGTCGAAGCGCGAGACGTTGCCGGATTCCGGCTTGTAGTCGATGTTGGTGTGGGAAAGGAAGGCCTGGTGCCATCCCGCTTCCAGTTCCACGGTGACAGGATCGGATTCCCGGTATTGTCCCGGATCGGCAATGCTGGCTGTCTGGCCTCCCAGCGTGAAATAGCCGTAATCATCCGCGCCGATTTTGATTTCATAAGAGCCTGCGGTTTCAATTTTGATGTAGCCGTCCCAAAGGGTGGTTTTTTCGGGAGCGGGAGCTTCCACATTCAAATGGGGCTGGTCGCCTTTCAGTTGGCCTTCCCATTTGTCCAGGGGAAATTCCGCTTCAAGTAAAGTAACAGGGGTATTCATGATTTTAATTTAATTTGTTGATGTTGATATGATGGTGCAGCCGCCCTGGAAAATGCCCGGAAGGCTGGCGGCTGCCAAGGACCTTTCCGGGAGAAATAAACAGAAAAAAAAGTGCAGTGGGTTATCTCCCTCGGCAATTCATGGGGTGTGATAGCATAACGTTGGATATTTTGTAAAATAATGGATTTTTTGTATTGTCTGAATAATTGATGATCTTTACTTTACAGGCAAACATCCGAACACGTTATGCTATCGCACATTTATACCTATGCCTCTTTGCAGGGCATCAGGAAGACGGTCTTGTTGTCCAGGCGCGTGGCGCCCAGGGCAGCTTTCACGGTGATCTGTTCGCGCACGTCCACGTATTCGGAACGGGCCTCCACGCGGAACTGCGCGTCCCGCCACACCCCGAACTTGACGCGTGAGCGCAGCCACGCGCAACAGAGCCGGTTGCCCTGTTCATCAATGGGTAACATGTTGGTCACCAGGAATTTCACCTTCAAAAACTCGTTGACTTCCCCATTAGTCAGGGAGGAAAAGCCGTAGTTCCTGTTTTGTGTTTGTTCCATGAGCAACATATCCATGTGCTGCTTGGGGGAAATAGCCACCACAATGTCGTCCCCCTTTCCGGCGCGCCAGGCGTTGATGATCTGGTAACGGCACTTCAGTTCGGCAATCTTGTCGATGATCATACCCGCAACTGTCCTGGTGCCTTTGGCGACAAAATCCACCGGGATCACCTGGAAAGAATTTTCCGACGTGTCGATGGCCTCCACCGTGGAACCGTCATCTCCCGTGTAATTGATTCCAAAAATTCCGCCGCAAATGCCGTCCTCCTGGGTGCGGATGCGATAGGTGTTGTCCGTGTCCTCCGTCACGCCCAGAATCACCTCGTCGTGCATCCGGGAGAGGGCGTTGCGCTGCTCACCCATCACTTCCGCGGCCCGCAGGTCCAGCGTGTCCATTTCCAGCTTGTCGTCCTCGGAGAGAGGAATGGAATCGTAAAACTTGCGCGGCTTGATGTGCCGCTTGCCAAAATCCATTTCGCTCCATTCGATCTTTAAGAGGCGCCCCGTATATTCCTTCATCTTCGTCTTGCCGTGGAAGGGCAGTTCCACGCTCTTGCCCCGGCAGTTGGGGTGGAGGGTGACGAAGGGCTTGATGAGTTCCATATCCTGCTGGATGACTGTATTCCACAGAGTCTCCTGCTTGGTGCGGAACATCTTGGTGATGTCAGGTGTGAGTTCCATGGTTTTTGATATTCCATGGTTTCTGAAAAACGGGAACTGCTCGCGGAATGAGGGGTAGGTGCTTGCGGAATGCCACTGTTATTTGTCATATGGAGGCAAGAGAAATGAAAAGAGGAAAAGTGTGTTCCTCTATTATTCCCTCGTTCAACCAACCCCAATCATGATGATGAAACATCCTTCACCAATCCTGCATTTAGCAACAGCCACGGAACGGTTTCTGTTCCACTGCCGCTATGAAAAAAATCTCAATGAGAAAACAATTAGAGCTTATTCCACTGATTTGGAGCAATTTAAAAATTATATGACCGAATCATTAAACATAAAAGATTTACGCAAAATCAGACCTGATTCCTTGAAGCACTATTTGAAATCACTATCGGAGTTCCAGCCCAAAACCATCAAAAGGAAAATGGCATCCGTTAAGGCAATGCTCAACTTTGTCGAAATGGAAGACGAGAGTTTCTATAATCCGATGAGAAGGCTTCGAATTCAGATTAAAGTTCCATTCTTGCTACCTGATGTCATGAATGCAGACGAAGTTGCTTCTCTGTTAAGGGAGCTGTATCAGGAAAAAAAATTATGTAGAAGGAAGGAAGACTACAAATATTTCGAGATATTGAGGCATATTGCTATCGTGGAATTACTATTCGGAACAGGCCTGCGTGTTTCAGAATTGTGTTCTTTATCTGTAACGGATGTCGATTTAAAAAGTTGTTTTGTCAAAGTGTACGGAAAAGGCAGCAAGGAACGCATCGTTCAGATCTGTCAACCTGCTATTCTGGAGGCTCTCAGTGAATATAGAGAACAGTTTCAAAAACTGCCTGAAAAGTATTCCAAAAATATAAATTTCTTTGTAAACAGATTAAATGGCGGAATTTCTCCTCAATCGGTCAGAGTGCTGGTAAAGAAACTTGCAGATAAAGCAGGTATCAATAAACATATAACTCCACATACATTTCGACATACATTTGCCACACTTTTACTGGAAGAAGGGGTAGATATTAAATATATTCAAACGATTCTGGGGCATAGTTCTCTGTCTACAACCCAGATTTATACGCATGTCAGTTCCACTCGACAAAAAGAAATTTTGAGGGATTACCATCCCAGGCGAAATTTAGATGTCTCCTTTTGAAGGGAAGATAACTACTGATTATATTTGTACTTTTATGAAATCTCAGGAAAACTCATCAGGAAAACCACTTGCAGCAGCAAATTGGTTGGAGGCCCATCATCAAGCAAAGCTGCCTGAAAGAACTGCTTTCGCTCAAAGATTGTCAAGACTTGCCCCAAAGAGTATAGTTGATTTAGGATGTGCATCTGGGCTGTGGTTTGAAGTTTTAAACCAACTTCTTCCATCTGAATGTGAGTTTATAGGGATTGATAGTGATGCAGAATTGTTAAATATGGCGGTGCAAAGAAGTAAATCATGGAAACGAAAGGTCTCTTTTCTACAATTAGATTTGGAACAAGATTTGGCTAAAATACCTCCAAGCGACTTAACACTAGCATTTAACATTTTTCCTTATATAAAAGATCTTGATGTTTTTTTAAAAACTTTATCACTAAGAATTCCTCGAGGAACACTCGCCGTACGTCAATACGATGGCGCTTCGATTCGCTTTGGTCCTATGCCAACTTCAAAACGGCAGAAGATAGAATTAGATTTAAGAATTGCGACTGAATGCAGTCAGAAATTTCATCATTACGATCTGGACCGAACATATAATGTGCTGCGTCATTCGTCTTACCAACAATGCTCATACGAGTTTGAACTATTCGAACGGACTTCTCCTTTTCCTCACGAATTTGTATCTTATTATAAAGAAACATTGTTATGGTATTGTCAATTCATTTCAAAAAGCTCTGCTGATTACTTACTCTCATGGATAAATAATGATCCATTCATGCAAAATCGTTATTTTTACGAGGTTGATCTGGTAGCTTTATTATCATAGTCCTGAAGAGCTACCCTCCATAGTCCTCGGAATTGAGCAGCAAACATATTGAATATTTCATGATCTCTGGATAGAAGAACAACTGGATCCTGGGGTATGTCCCGAAAGTCCCAGTTAAATAAAACTTCAGTGGTACCATCTTTATAAGTTAATAACACAAAGCCTATTTGAGGCTCCGTTTGACTTATTAGTTTAAAGACATAATGGCCAAGGCACTTACTTTTTTTGATGTTTTTTTCGATGCTCTGAAACCTGCTTATTGCTGTGGAATCCCCTATATCTTTCCATGCAAGACCGTGTTCAATCTGACTTGCAATTTTGGTAGCAGATTGTTGATAGCAAGTATCGTTATATAGCCGTTCACTGGATTGCTCAATTTCGTCCCCAAAATTAAATGAAGTATTTTGTACATAGTCTAAAATAGGTAATCTATGTATAATATACTCCCATGCCTTTTTTGGCGTTCCAACTTTTGTAACATGCAGATAATTTTTTACAATTTCGCGAATCTGATCTGAGTCAGCGGAAACTTTTTCAACTTCTCTAAATATAATTATAATGTGACTAATTATTAGAACAATAACTGAAAATAAAAAAGCAGGGATAGCAGCCAAAGATGAATTTGTGTTATAACCTAGTGGATCTAAAAAATACGTTACGATAAATGTAATGAGAGACAATATCGGGCCTATGATCAAAAACAATACATGCGATTTACGGTTCATAATTTTTTATGTCAAATTTAATATAGGATAATCAGTAGTTATCGGTCATTGAGCGACAGCCGAGAACCTAGCTATTATTCTCAACATGGCTTACGCTCATATCCTTGAGCGTATAACAGTCTCAGTATTCATCAAGTAAAAACTACCGGAATCAAATCCAAAAATTCTAATTCCGTTAACTCTTCTCTTCCCCCCCTTCACATCACGCACACCACCCCTGCATGACATGACCCCTCCCCCCGGAACCAGGCAGCCCCCATGCTGGGGGGATGAAACGCATCTCCTTCAACGCCGGGGAACTCTCCCCGGAACTCCTCCAGCGCTCCGACCTGGACGCCTTCCACCGGGGCGCCTCCACCCTCATCAATTGGGACGTTTCCCAGATGGGAGGCATCCGACGCCGCAGGGGCATGCTTCCCTTCGCGGAGGCTTGGGAACGTTCCCGCCTCGTCCCCTACATCTACTCCAACTCCGGCAACGAACGCTTCCTCATTGAAGTCTCAGGGGATGCCCTGCGCGTCCTCTCTCCGGACTCCGGCGAGGAACTGGCCCGGTTTGACGCTGAATTCGGAGAGGTGGAATCCCTGCGCTGGAAGCAGGTCAACAACCTCCTCCTCTTCACCCATCCGGCATGCCCTCCGCATGTCCTGAAACGGGAAAACAGCCAATGGAAGTTTGAGCCCTTCTCCTTCAAGGCCCATCCCTGGCGGCACACCGGCTACCGGGACGATCCCGTTCTCATCCTCACCCAGGCGGACGGCTCCTATTCCGTCGTCCTGCCGGACTCCCTCCCGGACGCGGAACGCTCCATGGAAAGCGGAGACATCCTGCGCGCCTCCTTCTACACGGAACAACAGGAAGCCTTCTCCTACCGTTCCTCCCTGCTGGCCGGAGTCCGCAAAACGGAACTCCTCTCCCCTACCTCCTCCTTCGCCTCCGGCGCCAGGCTCGCCCTGCGAGGAGACTCCAGTTTAGCCTACTACGTCTGCATCAAGGACCTGGAGGCGGGCAGCTTCATTAATGGACTCAACGTTCCGGAAAACTACCCGGACAACTTTTTGAAAGCGGAAAGCACGGACGGATTCGATTCCCTTACCCCCATCTCCGGCCTCTCGGAACGCAACTACACCAAGAACGAAAAACTCGTCCTCAAGTCCGGCTACTGGGAATACTTCACCTGCATCCGCGCCTTCTCCGGTGCGGACGACTACGTGGAAGGGGCCGTTTCACCTGCCGACTACCCCGGCCACTTCGTCAGGGGCCTACCCATCGGGGATGCCCTGCCGTGCAAGGGCAACTGGGAATTCTACTGTTCCGGCGGCTGGTACGGCTCCTACGAGGTCCGCCGTTCCTATGACGGCCCCGGCCTGGACCGGGAATGGGAAACGCGCGGCTCCTCCTTCTCCCGCCTAGGCGCTGCCAGCAATACGCTCATCACCGGCACGGAATCCGGGGAGGAATGCCATGTGCGCCTCTTTCTCACCCGCAGCAAATACGTGGATGACTCCCTGGAAAACGGGTTCCCGGACGACACCTGCTCCAACAAGCTCGTCGTCTCCTCCTACAAGCACGACATGCTTCTGAAATACACGGAAACCATGGACGAAGACACGGACGTTCCCGTCGCCTCCGGCTGGCAGTACGTCAGCCCCATCAAGCACGGCTTCACCGGGCGGAGGGAGGTGATCGACTGGAGCTGGTGCGCCTTCCGCCCCGCCTACGGCTACCCCATCCTCGCGGAAATCTTCGGCCTGCGGCTCGTCTTCGCTTCCACTGCCGCCCAGCCGCAATCCCTCTGGATGTCAAAAACGGACGACCTCAACAACTTTGACACCGGCACGCAGGATGATAGTGCCTTGGCCCTCACCCTCTCCACCACCTCCCGGAACGGCATCTGCTGGCTCATGGCCCACTCCTTCCGCCTGCTGCTGGGCACGGCGGACGCGGAATACATCATCTCTTCGGGCAACGCCGCCTCCCTGACGCACGCCACCGTCCGGGTGGAAAACCACGGTTACGTCGGCAGCGCCCCTGTTCCGGCCATCATGGCCGTGGACAAAGTCCTCTACTGCGAACGCGGAGGAGGCCGCCTGTATCAGTACGGCTATGATTTCCAGTCAGACTCCTACGTCTCGCGGGATCTCACCGTCTTTGCCGATCACATCCTCGCGCAAGGCGGCGGCGTCACCGGGGGAACCATCCTGCGCAAGCCGGAAGCCCGCGCCGTCTTCACTTTGAAAGACGGGACGCTGGCCCTGATGACCTACAACTCCATGCACGAAGTCCACTGCTGGCACAGGTATGAGACTGCGGGGAAAATCACCTCCGTCGTCTCTCTCCCCAACGGTACGGACAGCGACTCCCTCTTCTTGGCCGTAGACCGGGAAGAGGGGCGGTATCTCGAAGTCATCCGGGACGATGACGTATATGTGGACCATGACCGGGAGGACTACACCTCCACCCTCATCACCAACGCCCTTACCTCCGTAGAGGCCAAAGTGCAGAAAGCCCCCGTCGCCACCGTCCAGGTCTGCCTGGCCGGGGAAACGCTGGTGGACGGCGTGGAAGTCTCCTGCGACGGCGTACGCTGGGACAAGCTGGACCGCAACGACAGGATGCTCCCTCCCGGCTGGAACAACCTCATCACCTCCGGCCACTGGGATTACGAAACCGTCGTCGGCCTCCGCGTCCGTGGGGACCGCCCCCTGCGCCTTCTCGCCCTCCAGGGCTGATGACCTTCCCCTCCTCGCTCATGGAACTGACTCCGGAACAGTACCAGGAAATCAAGACGCTGCTCGATGACCGCAAGTGGCGTCTCAACAACCTCTACTGGATCATTGACAAGGAGGGGCTGCTCCAGCGTTTCCGCATGAATTGGGCGCAGGAAGAACTCTACGACAAGCTCCACTACCGCAACGACATCCTGAAAGTGCGCCAGCTCGGCATCTCCACCTTTGCTGCCATCCTGGAGCTAGACGCCGCCCTCTTCACCCCCAACATCACCTGCGGCGTCATCGACCGCACCCGCCCGGAGGCGGAAAAGAAGATGGACAAAATGCACTTCGCTTTCGACCACCTGGACTACCTTCCGGAAAACCCCACGGAACGGGACCGCCTCATCGCCTTTATCGGCTCCCTGATCAAGGACGAGATGAAAGGGGCGGCCTTCACTCAGTCCGATGTCAAATTCCCGAACGGCTCCACTGTCTATGCCGCCACCTCCCTGCGCGGCGGAACCCTTCAAATTCTCCATATCTCGGAACTGGGAGCCATTGCTGCCCACGATCCCAAAAAGGCCTCGGAAATCATGACCGGCGGCTTCAACACCATCTCCAAAACCGGCATCATCATCAAGGAATCCACCCACGAAGGAGGCCAGTACGGCCTCAACTACTCTCTCACGGTGGCCGCCATGGACATGGTGGGCAAACCCCTCTCTCCTCTGGACTTCCGTTTCTTCTTCTTCTCCTGGATTCGTCAGCATGAATACCGGCTGGAAGGCTGCAAGCCCTCCGGCGACCGGGAAATGCAGAAATACTTCAAGTCCTTGGAAAAGGATTACAACATCATTCTCGATGATGAACAGAAAGCCTGGTATGAATCCATGGCCCGCACCCAGGGCTGGCTCATGCGCCAGGAATACCCCACCGTGCCGGATGAAGCGCTCAATCCCATCGCGGCAGGCACCATTTTCGGGAGTCAAATCAACCGCCTCCGGGAACTGGGCCGCCTCACGGCGGAGTTTGAGGTGGACGCCTTTTTACCTGTTTATGCCTCGTGGGACATCGGAGTGGCGGACTTCATGTCCATCTGGATCATCCAGCCCGGATCGGACGGCAAATTCTACTTCCTGGACAACATCACCGCCAACGGCCTGACACTGGACTGGTACATCGCTGAAATCCACAAACGAGAAGCCCGGGACGGCTACCACATCCGTGACTGCCTCCTTCCCCACGACTGTGAAAACCGCGTTCCTGGCGGCGCCTCCTTCCTCGCCTCCCTGGAGCGCGCCGGGTTTTCCTGCCTCCGCATCCCTTGTACCCGGGACCGCTGGGCCTCCATTGACGCCGCCCGCCGCCTCCTGCGCCACGCCGTCATCCACGCCAGATGCTCGGAGAAAACGAATGTCGAGGGCATCAAGGAAGGCTACCTCTCCGGCGTCAGCGCCCTCTCCAATTACAAAACCGCCCCTCCCGGAGCCAACGGCGCCCGGAAAACGGAACCCCTCCATGATGTCTGCTCCCACGCCGCCGATGCTTTGCGCACCTTCAGCGAAGCGCACGAAGCCGGTTATATCTCAAAACAACTCGGCTGGCGGCAGGATGAAGTGGAGGAACATCCCTCTCCTTACAAGGGCCTTGCCAAGGGCACGGACATCCTGTGGTAGAGTGAACAATGCCATCTCGGGCAACGGGACCGGCTGGTTTTTTTTGCGCCTGGAAGGGAAAAAATGTAGAGGATTCTTGGCGGCGCGTGGAGGATGTGGTAAGGTGAGAGCCTAATCAACCATGAGCAGGGCGTTAAAAAGGATTTTCGTGCATGGGTTCCCGTCGCTTTATGGCGGGGCGGGGACGGAGCTGCACCACCAGATGATCGTGTGGCGGAAGATGGGGATGGATGTCCACCTCATCCCGACCGGGGACGGTTTCTACCCGGAAGGCCTCTATGTGGAACTGCTGCGGCTGGGGGTGGTCATCCACGCGGCGGACGACTGGACGGCTCTGGAGCCGGGCGACCCGGTGATGGGGTTCTGCAACAGCGAGTTTCTGGACGCCATCCCGGAGATCCGGAAACATACGAAGCGCACCGTCTTTGTGAACTGCATGACATGGCTCTTCGACAAGGAGAAGGAATTGATGAAGGAAGGGCTGATTGCCATGTTCCTCTACCAGAACGAGGAGGTGAGGCAGAAGAACATGCCCCTCCTGCAAGGGCTGAACGCGGACCCGTCCGTCCGGTTCATGACGTTTAAGCCGTACTTCCACAGCGACGCCTTCCCGTTCGTCCGGGGGAGGGAGGAAGAGTGGTTCGGGTGCGGGAGGATTTCCCGCCAGGACGCGGACAAGTTCGCCCGGAACACGCTGCAAATCTATGAATACTTCGTTTCCCCGGTGCCCAAGCGCGGCCTCTTCCTGGGGTTCGACCACCGGAGCGAGGAGAAGATCGGCAAGCCCTACGACTGGATCAGAACGGCGCGGGACCAGACGGAAGTCTCCCAGCAGGAGTTTTACAAGCACTGCAAGATCGTGCTGCAACCCACGGACACGACGGAGAACTGGCCGCGCGTGGGCTTCGAGGCGATGGCCTCCGGCAGCGTGCTGATTGTCGATAACCGGGGCGGGTGGCGGCAGATGGTGGAACACGGGAGGACCGGCTGGCTCTGCGACCATGAGAGGGACTTCATCTACTACGCCTCCCGGATGGCATACGAGCCGCATTGGCGCGACGACATGGCGGAGGCGGCGCGGGAGCGCGGCCTGGAACTCGGCGGGCTGGAAGCGTCGTCCGCCAGTTGGGAGGAAGTGTTCGACGCGATGGCGAAGCTGCCCGAATAGGGACAGGAGGGCAGCGAGTCCCTACATCCGAAACCCCGGGTTCCCCTCAATGACACGAAACGAGCTTATGAACGAGAAGAAGAAAGTTTCCATCCTGGTGGGCATCTGTTCCGGCCAGGGGCTGGAGGAACGGCGCAACGCCGTGCGGGACTCCTGGCTCCGGCACCCGCAGGAGGGCGTGGAGTGCCTGTTCTTCATCGGCGGCGAAGCGGTGGAGGAGGAACGGGGCGATACCGTAGGGCTGGACGCCCCGGACACGTACAACGGGCTTCCGGCCAAGGTGCTGGCCTTCTTCCGCTACGGACTTGAGCACTACGACTTCGACTGGATTTTCAAGTGCGATGACGACACGTACCTGGACCTTTCCCGGCTGCCTGAACTGGCGGACTCCCGGTACGGCCTGATCGGGGATGCCCTGCTGGGCGAGCGGAAAGCCCCCAGCGGCGGGGCGGGCTACTTCCTCTCCCGCGCGGTGGTGGAGGAGATTGCCGCCAGGCCGGACGTGCCGCTCACGGGGGCGGAAGATCTCATCTTCGGGAAGCTGGCCCTTGAAACCGGGGCGGAGTACCTGGTGACGCCGAGGCTCTTCCTCTCCAACGTGCGCTACCCGCTGCCGGACAACGACACGGTGACGGCACACTGGTGCATCCCCTCCGTGCTGCGCGCCATGGACGTACTGCGTCACGGTACGCCCGCCGCCGTGTACAGGGGCATCCACCCCCACTGGGATGACTCCTTCCTCTTTTACCGGGAGGGGGTGTTCCGGAGGGCATCCTCCCCGGACTTCGGATGGTGGAAACTCGGCGGGGAGACCCGGGACACGCTGACATTGGGCTGGAAGCGGTGGGACCCGATGGAACTGGAATGGAAGGGGGAAAACTTCCAAGGCCCCTCCGTGACCCTGGCGAGGCTGGAAGGTTCCCGCTCGCTCTGGGAACTGCTGCCTCCGGACGAAGGAGCGCTGGAATGAGAAGGCAATTCCGGACGTGACAGCACTTCCAAAAAAAGATAAAAAGGCGGGATGGAAAAGAGTTCTGACGGTACGGAGCCCAAGGAGATCAAGGCCTATATCTACATGACGTATGAGAACATGCTCAAGGTATTGGCCGGAGGAGCCCTGAAGGTGCGCACCATCGACGAGTGCAATGATCCCTACGAGCAGATGCCCGCCGGACCGGAAGGTGAAAAATGGTCGAAAGAGTATGAGATGGCGTTTATCTGCTTTTCCTCCCTTTACAATTCCGGAGCGATGTGGGGGCATTACGGAGACAAGCACAAGGGAGTATGCCTGGAGTTTACCTTCCCCCTGCGCCAGCTAGATCCTGACCCGCTAGACGTTGAAGGCGAGCCCCCCTATTATATTCTGGATATTGAACTGAAAGAAGACTCGCTTATTCCGTTTAGCTGGAGAAAGCGAGATAAAACCCATCTCAATTATTGTGTGCTGTTTAATATGAAATATAAGAAAGAGCGCCAAAAATTTGATTATGGCATGACCGGAACCAGCATGATGGGTGACCGCCTGATTTGTAATATAGATGAATGTCTCATAACAAAAGATAAGTCTTGGCACTATGAGGAAGAACTGCGGATACTCGTCCCCTTGCCGGAGAAGGATGTTAGGAAGGAGGAGGACTATTTCGTAGATTGCTTCCACAAGTATTTGACGGGGATTATCCTGGGAATCAAATGCCGGAAGGACGCGGAAAGCGTTAAGAAGATTGTCGAACTTTTCCGGAAGGACGGGGACGGTTCTATCCAGGTGTACCAGGCCCAGTATTCCGAAAAGACATTTGACGTTCTCGTTCCCGGGATCGACAAGGCCCCGGGAACCCCCTAGAGCCGGGGATTGATACAACAGCAAAAGAGCGGATTCCATGTACAAGATACTCGTCGTAAGTTTGCCCGGCTCCCCGAAGAGGGAGGCCATGAGCGCCCGGCTCCTGGAACAGGGGCTGGCCTGGGAGTGGGTGGACGGCGTGCGCCTGGAAGCCGTGGAAGAAGCCGCGCCGGAGGAGTACAGCGACCTGGAGGCCTACCGCATTCCGCGTCTGAAGACTGACCCGGACTATATCCGCCGCGCGGTGGGCTGCAAGCGGGCCATGCGGAATGCGCTGGCGTGGGCCGCGTGCTGCGAGGAGGAATGGGTGGTCATCCTCCAGGACGACGCGCGGGTGATGCCGGAGTTTGACGTGAAGCTGCGGGATCTCCTCGGCAAGGCGCCAACCACCGCTGGAGCCGTGATGCTGCATTACGAGGGGAGCGCCGTCCTTGATTGCGGGGAATGGAAGGAAGTCACGGGAGACTTGCGCAGCATGGCCGCCTTTGCCGTGCGCCCGGCGTACGCGGAGGCGATGGAAGATTTCCTCTCCTCCTGGGGAGGCGAGGACGACCGCATCTGGACTCCCCTTGTCCGGCGAGGCGACCTGATCCTGGCCGCCAAGCCGATGCTCGTCCGGACCAACCACAAGGGAAGCGACATAACCAGCGGCATTCCGGAACTGACCGGGTATTGGAAATAGGTTTCTCAGGAAGAAGCTTTTGTGTGGAAGAGACGTTCCAATGCTTCCTTAGCTTTTTCATGTCCCTGGTCCGCCGCTTTTTGAAGCCATTTCTGTGATTCCTGGATATCACGAGGAATATCTTTAAAATATGGTATTTCCCCGGAATAACAGCCTCCCAAATGATATTGCGCTTCCGCGTGTCCTTGTGTTGCCGCTTTTTTCCACCATTCTAGTGCTTTAGTTATATCCATACGCAATCCTCCCAATCCCAACAGATAGAATATTCCCATATTGTTCTGGGAATTAGCATCCCCCTGTTCCGCGGCTTTGTTGAACCAATAGACCATTTTTTCAATCTTGCTCTGTACTTCAGGATCTATTTGCGAATATTCTTTTTGGACAAGTTTTTGTGCTTGGTCTTTTGTTTTTTCAAATATTAGCGTAAATGTTTTAAGAACAAATTCTTGCACATCTTTTTCATTGAGGTATAAGCAAGCCAAATTATATTGAGCATCCGGATGGCCTTGTTCCGCTGATTTTTCCAACCAATAAAATGACTGAGAGATGTCTTTTTTTACACCTTTCCCCAATGAATAACATGCTCCCATATAATATTGAGCATTTCGGTCTCCTTGGTTTGCTGATTTTTCAAACCAGAAAAAAGCTTTCTTCTCGTCTTGAGGAACCCCTTCGGCTCCCAAATAATACATTAAGCCCAGATTATATTGAGCATCCGGATCGTCTTGATTTGCTGATTTTTCAAACAAGGGGAAAGCTTTTTTCTCGTCTTTGGGAACTCCTTCAACTCCGTAATAATAAATCGATCCCAAATTATATTGCGCTTCAGCATCCCCCTGTTTGGCAGCTTTTTGAAGCCATTCTACCGCCAGGGGCATGTCTTTCCTAGTTCCTTTCCCTTGCAGGTAACAGCCAGCCACAATAGATGCTCCCTTGGCATTCCCCTGTTCGGCAGATTTCATCGCCCAGGTAAACGCTTTCCCGTAATCCTGAGCGACGCCGTTACCCTTCCCATAGCAGATACTCACTTGAGTCTGCGCATCCGCATTGCCCTCTTCAGCAGCCTGTAAGAGCTTCTCAAAACTGCCATATGTACCAAACGGAGATTCCTGCGTAACAACTGTTTTTTCAGGTGTTTCCTGTTGCTGGGCTAATGCAGCAGGCATTTGAAGAAACAGCCCCGAAACGAGCAAATAGAGAGACAGCCGGGCAGGAAAACGCCAGAGGATGTCTTGTGGAGTTCTGTCTTTGGCAGCAGCCAAAGACAAGTTGAATGTCATGTTTTTCATAATATATTTATTTTCATGGTTCAATTAATCAAAAAGTGCGTTTAAAAAACAAGCCCGCTGAATGATTACCTCTAAAATCTGTCGCTCCTGCAACGTTTACACTCCAATTTTTAGTAATATTTCCACTAATTGTCACTGAGCCCATTGCACCGATTTTTGTATCATACACTGCTCCAGCTTGTCCTTGGAAACCACCTACAGAAGCTGACGCATCAACTCCTGCTGAACCGCTGCCACCACCAGCTGATGACCCCGAACCTGTTATACCTACATCTATTCCTCTTAGAGGCTCTGTCACAGTTACTTTTCCTCCAACATCCCCATTTGTGTTTAGAGTAGAAGTTCCTTGAATTTTTGTTCCTCCAGGAGTTTTTCCTGTTCCTGTTACACTCACACCATCATCAGTAAGCTGAACTTTAATAGGTGGATCTCCTTTAGGTTTTTCCCTAATTGCGCTGGGGGGAACTTTGGTTTCTCCACCATCCCCACCATCCCCACCATCCCCATCGTCTCCATCGTCTCCTTTTTCTTTCTTCTTCGAGTCGTCCTCGTCTTCCGGGGTAGTCGGATCATCAGTTTCATCTTCATCATCCTCGTTTTCCGCATTTGGTTCTTCGGGTTCGGGTTGAGGATTCGGGCAGGTCTGGCCGTTTGTCGGCGCGGGCGTGCCGGGATCTCCGGGAACGGGGGTAGAACCACTGCCCGATTCTTCTTCCAGGCCCATCCAGTCCGATACCATGCGGTTCCCGGCGAAGGCGTAGAGGTTGAGGCCACCTTCCTCCCCGAGGGGATCGCGGCTCACCCACCTGCCGTCCTGCGGGTTGTAGTAGCGGTAGTTGTAATAGACGAGGCCCGTCTCTTCGTCACAGACTTCACTACCCCATTGCACGGGGCTGGCGACCGTGCCGGAGAAGGCCTTTTTCCCGAAGGGGGAGTAGTCGTACTGGCCGACGAGCCGCCCGGTGATGTCGAACACTTCCGTGACGTTCTTGTTCTGGTCATGCCCGAAGAGGTAGGCCTGGTGGTTTTTTACCAGCGCGAGGGGACGCGTCGCCCGGGGGGCGGTCGGGTCCCACAGGAGGGCGTGGTTCACGGAACTGCCGTTCTGGAGGTTCAGGGAGGCCACCTGCACGTACCCGCGGTAGAGGTAGCGTTCATGCAGGATGATGACGGTGCCTTGTAGCGTCACTTTTTTGGAATGGCGGCGTCCTTCGGCGTCGTAGCCGCATTCGACGACGGTGGCACCGTCCGACGACGTGAAGCGGACGGGACGGTTCCACGCGTCGTAGAGGACGTTCCAGATACCGGTGGGAGTCAGGATTTTCGTCTGGTTGCCGTCCGCATCGTAGGCCGGGGTGAAGCTTTCCGCCGTCTTCTCAAGCAGGGTGTACTGGTCCAGGGAGTTGGCCGTGTAGGCCGTGGAGGTTCCCGTTTCCGTGGCCGTCTGCCGGTTGCCGATGTTGTCGTAAGCGTACTGGTAGGCGTCCGTCCCCAGGGTGGCCCCGGTGAGTTCGCCGCGGCCATTGTAGGAGAAGGAATGGGACGCCGCCGCACCGGAACCGCGCTTCTGCGAACGGGCGGTGAGGCGGGAGAGATCGTCATAGGAGTAGGAACGCTCCGCCAGGGGGGAGGAGGAAGAGGATTGCCTGATCCGGGCGGATGCGAGCAAGTCGCGGTCCGGCTCGTAGGAACGCTCGTCCAGGAGGCTTCCGGGGAGCGATATGCTCCGGATGAATTCGGAGCCGGGCAGGTAATCGAAGGCGAAGCTCTGCTCCAGGGTGCCGGAGGTGAGGACTGCCGTGCCGATCCTGCCGTCCGCCGCGTAGCCGATGGCCGTGGAGAACAGGCTGGAGGTGGCCGACGAGAGGCCGTATTCATCCAGCCGCCCGTGGGCGTCGTAGCTGTTGAGGAGGCTGTAGTCGGAAGCATTCGACGCGAAGGTCTCCCCGGTGATGTCCCCGTAGTGGTTATACTCCACGGTGCGGGTTCCGGAGCCGTCCGTCACGCCCGTGATCCAGCCGAGGTGGTTGTACGAGTAGGTGACGGAAGGCGTGGCGGCGTCCGAAGAGACGATGGAGAGGAGTTCCCCGGTCAGGGGGGTGTAGGTGCGGGAGGAGGTTGCCCCCCGGACATTGGTGGTGGAGATCAAACGGTTCATGGCGCCGTAGGCCATGTGCTCGGAAGTGGCGTCCGGGTAGTTTTTTTGGATGGGGAGGTCCCCCTGCCAGGCGTATACCCAGGTGGTCGTGTCCCCGTCGGTGCGCCCGGTGGGGTCCGTGACGATGGAGCCGGAAGGCACGCGGAAGGTCGTCAGCGAGGAGAGGTTGCCGTTGGCGTCATACCCGCAGCAGACGGGCTGGACCCCGGTGCCGTACACGGCGGTGAGGCGGGCGCAGGAGTCGTACTTGTAGCAGGTGGTGAAGCCCAGGGCGTTGGTGACGAGGGAGGGCAGGCCCGTGACGGGGTCATAGGCCGTGGCGGTTTCCTTCCCGGCGCCGTCCCTGACGAGGACGACGCGCCCGGCGGGATCGCGCTTGACGGTGACGGCAATGCCGCGGCCATCCGTCTCCGTTACCGTCGTACCGGCAGAGGTGAAGGAGCGCGAGGCTGTCGTCACGGTTCCGGAGTGGTCCTTGCGGTAGGTGGCGAAGCCGTCCTCCAGGCGGATTTCCGCCGTGACGGAGGAGGTGGGGATGGTGCGCAGCCACGTGCGCTTTCCGTCGCCGTCGTATTGCGTCCACTCGATGATGACGTTGCCGTACAGATCCGTCGAGACGGTCTTGCTTTCCAGCGTGGGGCTGAGTTCCGAAACCAGTTGCGCCCGCGACCGGGAGAGGGGCTGGCCGGAGGCGTCATACGAGGTGGCGGTCACAACGGAGTACACCCCGTCGGCACGCTCTTCATAGGTGCGGACGTATTCCACGATGCGGGAATTCTGCGGGGTGGGCTCGGGAGAGAGAGGCATGAGCTTGCGGGAGAGTTTGCCCATGGCGTCGTATTCGTAGAGGAAGGGGACGCCGAGCCTGCTCTCCGAGACGAGCTGGTTTTTCGCGTTGTAGCTCTTCTCCGCGACGAGCTGCATAGCGAGGGAGGAATCGACGGGGGCGAGGTATTCACGGCGTTTTCTGCCGAGCCAGTCGGTCTCCTCGCTGCCGGGAATCTGGGAGGAGGAATAGCTGCGGATGGTCGTACAGAAGGCCTCCTCGGCGGCATAGGAGTAGGAGACGGGACGCTTCCCGGCGGCAGCCAGGGCGTGCAGGGAGGAGTCCTTGTTGTAGTCGGTCGTTTCCTGGGCGCCCGCGGGAAGGGTGACGACTTTGCGCAAGCCCTTGTTCTGGTAGCTGTACGCGGTGGTGAGGCCCCGGGCGTCCGTCTCCGAGGTCAGGCGTCCGAGAATGTCGTAGGTCCTGGCGGTCGTGCGGCTCATGGCGCCGATGTCTTCCCGGATGGAGAGGGCGCGGCCGAAGGAGTCCCGCGTGTAGGTGGTGATGGATTCCGGAGTCGTCGCCGTGGCGGAGCGGATGATTTCCACAAGCTGGCGGGCGGAGTTGTAGCCGTAGGAGAGAATCACGCCATCCTCGTCCACACGGCGCAGAGGGCCGCAGCATCCCCATTCCGCCGTGCTGACGCGTCCATTGCCGCGGGTGGTCTTGATCAGGCGTTTTTCCCCGTCGTACTCGTAACCGGCGGATGAGACGAGGCTCCATCCCTGGCCGGTGTGGACGTATTTCTCATTGCGCAGGAGGGTTTCATCCTCCGCGATGTACTGGATTGTGCGTTCGCTGCGGCCCGGCATGACGGCGCCGTTGACGCGGGTTTCCGTCGTAACCTTCCACCGGGCGCCGTACGAGGTTGTGTCTTCATAGACAGCGACCTTCTGGACGCCGTTGAATCCCTGTTTCATCCGGGTGCGCCCCCGGGAGTATTCATTGGAGGCCTGTTCCCCGTAGAGTTCCCGGATTTTGACGAGGGGAACGGTTTCCCCGGCTGCGAGGATGCTGGTCGTGATGCGGTTGAGGAGGGGGGAGTCCTCGTAGGTGAAGGTGGTCGTCTTGAGCACGGTCTCCTCCCCGGTGGAAACGTGTTCCAGGGAGACCTGCCTGGTGGCCGGGCGGCAGTCGTTGAAGCGCAGGTCGGCGTAGGTGGTGCGCACGACGTATTCGTAGTCCCCGTCCGTCCAGGGGGAGGCTTCCATGGTGACGCGCCCCTGGGAGTCGTACTCGTAGCGGGTGTAGCCTCCGTCCGGCAGGGCCTTGACGGAGACGCGGAACTGGCTGTTATAGGTGTAGGACGTGGTGCGGGCCAGAGCGGTGCCGTAGCCCTCCGTGCGGCTCAGGACGAGCCATCCGCCGTCCGTGTACTTCTTCACGACGCGCTCGCAGAAGGAGGGGGCCGTTTCCCGGAATCCCTGGACGGTCTTGATCTCCTCCCACTTGTCTCCGGAAAGCATGTTGCGCTCATAGGTGGTGACGATGCGCTCGTCCCCCGAGCCTTGGGTGATGATGGTCTTGTTCCCCTCGATGCGGCGTTCCTTGACGAGGGCTTCGTGCCCGGCCTCCTGGGTGGTGATGCTCATCGTCCTGACGGAGGGGTTCCATTCATAGGTGTAGACCTTGACGGGAGTGCCCTGGGGGAGGGTTTCCCCGCGGGCGTTCCTGGCGAGCCGTGCCGGGGGGAACTGGGAGATGGTCAGCCTGTTGGGCGTGCGTGCAAATTCCAGCACGCCGTCCCTGGAGCTGGCGATGCGTTCGATGTCCCCCAGGGAGTTCCTGGTAACTTCCACCTGGGAGTCAAACGAGCTTTTCGGAATGACGGCCCCGGTCCTGGTGGTCATGGAGTGGACCTGCCCGGAGGCCAGGTCAAGCGTCTGAGAGGAACCGTCCCCCTGGACAATTTTGACGAAGGCCGGGGAATTGTCCGTACAGGGGGTCATGTCCGCCTTGAGGAACTGTCCGAGGGCAATGCCCCGGCGCGTGATTCCGTCGCGGCTGGCCGTCGCGTTCCCCGGAATGCCCTTGAAGAAGAGGGAGCCGCCCGCGGACTGGTTGACCTGGACGGACCTGGTGGAAGCATCGTAGCGGACGGTCATGCCCATGGGAGTGGCGAAACCGACCTTGACGGCGCAGTTGACATCCCCCGCATCCGCAAGAGGGGAGTTGGCCGCCCGGGCAGGGTTGTCCCCGGAGGGGGCGCCGCCAACGTTAACGGCCCCTTCGCACATGCCGCCATCCGGCGTGCCGCCAAAGCCGATGCGCCCGGCATAGTCCCCGTCCCCGTTGGCGCAGCTTTCATTGCATGGGTCGTTGCAGGGCTGGCATGGAGTGTCTTCCTGGGTGGGTGAAGCGCTGCTGGAGCTGGAGGATGACTCGGAGGACGAACTGGAAGAAGGCTCCGAAGAGGAGCTGCTGGAGGAAGAAGACGGCACGCTGGAACTCGACGAAGAGGATGGTACGCTACTGCTCGATGAGGAGGATGGTACGCTGGAACTTGACGAAGAGGAAGGCACACTGCTGCTCGATGAGGACGTGGGAGGGCTTGACGAAGATGAGGGAGAACTGGAACTAGCCGACGAGGACGGAGAACTTGAGCTAGCCGACGAGGAGGGGGCGCTGGAGCTTGCCGAAGACGAGGGGAGAGCAGAGGAACTGGAAACCGGAGCAGCGCTGCTGGAGAGCGAGGGGACCGCCCCGGGCAGACGGGAGGCGGGGGTGGCGTTTTCCGGATTGGAGGCCGGAGAGGCGGAATCTGAAACAGGCGTATTCATGACAGGACGCAAAATGAATGGTTTGAGCACACACAGGACAGAAAAGCAGGAATAAAAACCTTCCTGTCACTCTACACAATCAATCTTCAAATCCCTTGTGTCAAGATTCAAAATAAATAATTTTCCAATCAAGAAAAGATTAGGAAGGAAGAGGGAAACAGATGCCACGATTTCCCCGGAAAAGGCGAAGGGAAAAACAGGACTCCCCCGGCATGAAGAGGAGAGGGAAAATGGGCAAGCCGCCCTGATTTACTGAACCCTGCCGCGCAGGGTCTCCAGGCGGGTGTAGAACTGGTCCGTCACGCCGGGAATAACGGGAAAAGCGGCATCCTGAAAAGGGGAGGGGATTGAGTCCTCAAACATATGTGGTGAGTTTTCCCGTATTTTTCTGAAAAACTGATTCAATGCATCATAAGTTGACAAAAAAAGCTGTCTCACTTGCCTTGAGTGAGACAGCCCTATTATTTAAGGTGTGTTGGATTTAGTAACTTGAACGGTGTGAACTGTGAGAACTATGCGAGCTGTGAGAACTGTGAGAAGAATGACCCATTTCACGCGGCAAATCCTTATCGGTGATAGCCTGATCAAAATACAAAGGAGTGGTTTCCTGGGTGTTAGTGATCTGAGAATTGCGCATTTCCAGTTCAGTTTGAATGTTCTCATGAGAATCAGCTTTAGCCCCTCCAGCCAGAGACAAGAGTCCTAAAACTGATGTTATGATAAATTTACATTTCATGGTTTTGTCTTCCTTTCTGAGATCTATACTATAGGACTGATGCCTTTCGTCAAGTAAGAATCACTCGTCAAGAATATTCCACAACATTCGTTTTTTTGAGAACAAGAAGCGCATTCGGGTACATACCCTTGTTTCCAGTCAGAAATCGATCGTGTCGCAAAACGTCGATATTCTTCAGGCAAAATGCAAAGGGGAATGTTGTAAATCGAAACATTCATACCCATTCTATCAAGAATTTTTACAGCTTGGCATAAACCGGTGATATAATTTATAGGATCTACCCAAATCTGATCATAGTGATCTCGGGCATGTCCAATTATTTCTTGTCCCATGAAGGCCACATGGTCAACAAATGGAAAATTTCTGTAAACAAATGTTGCGAAGTCTGGAAGATAAATGTGATTTTTCTTTGTTATAACTGGCCTAATTTCAATTTGTTGTCTTAGCTTGGCTAGATTGGTGATACCCTTGACCGTTTTAGAGAACCCTCCTTTAAGACCATTTATAGATTCTTGGCATGAAGCGACATCTGAATGAAGTGATACGCAAAATGTTGTATTTAATGGGGATGCCAATGCCAAACGCTTGGCTTTATTAAAGTCTGCAAGAGCTACTGCATTGGTCAAAATATCAACTTGGCATGCAGGGAATTTTTTGTTGATGATACGGAAGTATTCAATAATACGGTCTGGAAACAAAGTGGGTTCTCCTCCAGAAATACAGATAACTTTTGGATCTTCTTTTAGGAGATACAAAATGGTTAAATTTCTTTCATGAACTGTGGGATCGTCTTTTTTAGGAGGTTGAGGGCACATGATACACCGAACGTTACACGCATCCGTTGTAAAAAGAGAATTATGAATAGAGCCTTGTTTCCATACCAAATAACAGGATCCATCTGATTTTACAGTGACGATATCTCCTTCTTGCAATTGATCGGTATCTTTGGCAATAGCAGGATAGCCAAAAGCTTTTGAAACATCATTTGAAAGTAAAAGAGTTTTCTTTCTATCGCGAAATGTTTTATGTTTTGAAATACGCAATGTTTTTCCAGTATCATCTAATTGTGAATAAGATAGTTGCAATTGAAATTCTCTCATAATTTTCTATTCTATTTAACAATCCAAGAATGAATAATATTCAAAAAATCCTGATCTTCTAGTTTTGAAAAAATATATTCAAAAATGCCTTTCTGTTTTTTGCAGAAAAAGCTATCGGGTCTGGCATTAGCGATGCTGCCTGTTTCAAGATAATTTCTAAACACATCTACACCACAATATGTTCGAAATGCACATTCCGAGCATCCAGGCATGCATTCAATACAACTTGAAGAAACAATTTCTTTGAGTATATCACTCTCAAAAATTTCATGATATGTGTTAGTAAAAACATTTCCCATACAAAAATGAGTGTTACCCATACGCGCTAACATGCGTCCTTCGTCAGCAGGATAGACATCTCCATTGAAATCATAAATAACTCCGCTAATACCTGCTCCAGAAGGAGACTGTAGATCTACAAAACCTGTAGAAAATGGGGTAAGAATCCGTCTTGCCAGGAGTTCAGTATAGAACTCGACAAATTTTCTTCCTTGTTTATTAATTTTTATTATATACTCAATACCTTTCTTATACATTTCAAGAAATCGATCAGCAGTATAGTAGAGTTTATTTTTATAAGCATCTCCGTATGGATTGAGACAGCGGAAGAAAATACCATTGAATTCCAGTTTTATGTATTCGTCTATGATTTCTTCAATTCTATTGAGTGAATCACTGCTAGCTGTCATTAAGGCAGCAACTTTGTCGTGTCCCAAAATTTCTCGTGCATGCTGCAAATTTTTGACAAATTTATCATAACTGCTAGTACTGGTACGCATAATGCGATGACTATCATGCAAATCCTTTGGTCCGTCTAAAGAAGTGGAAATATAAATATCGTGTTCTTTGAAAAATTTTAAATGTTCATCATTTAAAGAAAAAATGTTAGAGCAAACAACGAAGGATAGTTTTTTTTCAGCGGTCCTATTGAGTTGCTTGGCATAAAGAACAGCGGCGGTCAAGGTTTCCCAATTGAGCAAGGGCTCACCTCCTTGAAATTCTATTTTGAGATGCTTGCTGGGTGCCATGAAAATATTGTCAATTACCTTCCTGGCGACTTCAGGAGACATATCGTATTTATACGCATCCTCCTTTTCACTGGATACCTGGCAATATTCACATTTATGATTACACTTTAAAGTAATAACCATCATATGCAGGACAGTAAAGTCGCGCAAAAAAGCTTTTCTTGTTCGGTATTTGGCCGCACTTAATTCAATAGCTGTAGCCAAATGCTCTGGTTGTGTTATGAAATGCCGACTTTCCAGTTGATGTAGTAATTCATCGGGCAAAGAATTCCAAATATTGTTTCGTATGTTATCGAAATGGTTGAGAGAAACCCAAATATAATCTCCGCATTCATTTACTAAAAGAATGCGATTATCAATACGGCGGTATTCAAAAGGTAGAAGTTGGTAGTTCATTAAGCTTTTTTTAATTCCTGTTTAAGGTCGGCAATTGGTGAGAATGCCTGCTTCACAATCAGATCCCGAATGGTTCCAAATTGATTATTGAGATCAATACGAATTTGACTATCAATAAGCATAATATTTAATTTTTGTTCTAAAAATTGAATATTATGAGGACACGAATCGAGGGGAGTAATATCAATTGCAAAATCAGATTCTTGTAATGAATTGATGATAACTTGAGCGAAAGGGGTAAGCTCACGACTGGCTGCAAATACAGCCTCTTTTTTGTATATCTTACTATCAACGATGATACGGAATGTTTCTTGCATGAGAAGTCTGGGAATATTTCAAAAAATATAATTTCTTCGTAAAATTTGTCAATCTTCTTTTTTTTGGGTAAGATTAGCAAGAACAAATCCTATCTCATCGTTCATCGTGTTAGATGTTTTTGATAAATTTCTCATTTTCCTGTGAGCAAGACGACATAGTGAGGTGTAGACAATGCAGGATAGTAATCCAAAAAGCTTTCAATATGCGTATTATTGGGGAAGTTACTTTGATCCGACATTTCTGTAAAATATTCCTTGGAGAAGGAGAGTGCAATCTCAGAATCGAAACATAGCAGAAATGATCCTTATGACATACGAAAATGGCACAAAATGATTGGCAATAGGCAAGGCATATGAAACATTATGGGCAACAAACCTTCCCCGCCTAGCCTATTAGTCCGTTGACTCGATAGTGATGCGCACACGGGGAGGTCTTTTTGTTTCTACCTATGCGATACTCCACCCCCATCTCTCCTTTGCGGGCCAGGCTTCCCTTCTCCTCAACGGGAGGATGACTGCTACCCAGCAGGAATTGATGAACGTTTGAGATGGAGGGCGGGTAGGAAAACTACTGATGGGCACCGAGGAGAATGTCCTCGAACGTCTCCGTCTGGCCGGTTCCTCGGCGTCCATTGCCAGTCTTTCCTAGAGGGAGGGATGGACACGAATAAAGGATGACAAAAGAAAATTTGATAATTATCTCCGCGTATGGTTGAATCCTTGCAGAGGTTCGGCTGAGGAGCGGCCCCTGGTGGCTCCGATTGCATTACCTCTTTTTTACCCTCATATGGAGAATCTGTCAGCACCAGGCTACAGATTCTTTTTCGTTTGTTGAGAGGATCGGAGTAGTAAACCATTCCGTCTAAAAGGGGGGCAAAGCGGGTTACGAGTTCTTCTCTCCGTTCGTCATTCTGGATATTCTCGAAACAGTTTTTCCTGTACCCCCAGTTCAGCAGGTAGATGCACAGGTCCGCCAGCTCGATAAAGTAACTGTTTACGGAATCCACAAAACGAGGTTCCGGGACAATATGTCGGCTTTATCCGTCCGGAGGAAATAGTTGTGAACCTGTTTTGTAAATTTGCTGTCGAATACTTCTTCCTCACTGTCCAGAAGGAGTAATCCATTTGTGTGTTGTCTTTCAAGGAATTTAGCGTAGCGCTCAAACAGGAATACCAAGTCTTTTCGCAGATAGTCTTCCGAGGCACACCCTTTGGGCTTTTGAATGCCTCTAGGTATGGCTGCTGCAAAAAGTTTTACTTCATGTTTACACAAGATCTCCAACGCTCTTCGCACGAAGAGGAGCCTAGCCTGACCATAGGCGTAAAAATCTTTTCTTGTAGGGGCCTTTTTCCCAAGACCGCCGTTAGAAAACGACGAACATGTTTTTGCCGTTTATCCAGAAGGAGTTCTTCCGTATAATTGTCTGCTCGCTTGAATGTTTCCTTCTGCAATAATTTACGTCCTTTGAGCTCTACGTTGTATTCCTTCAAATGGCAGCCGAAGACTTTCTTTTCCTTCATGCGAGCTTCAAAAGGTCAATACAAATCACAGTGTTAATTGTTGATGTACAACAAAGTTTCTTTTTGGGAATAAGTTTCTCTTTTGAGAAACTTTGTCCTGAAAGGAAACATTTGCTTATCTATTTCTCAAAGGGCAAACCAGAGTCTCAATTCCTGTGCAATAGCCATTTGTGACTCTCTGTGCCAGTAACGGGAAGTGAAATCGAAGCCTTGCCGTCCCGGGGCGGAAAAGTAATCGTCCACTATGATTTGGCATTTGTGGTAGAGCTCCTGTTGCTCCAAGTGTTGGCGAAGTTCCTGGAGGTTACGCCTTTCTTCTTCCGTTTCCATTGCCACGATACGAAAGACGTCTCTGGCATGCTTTTGCGCCTCGTCAAGATCAGAGGATTTGCCTGCAACATTCTGTGAGGATTCCCACCTGGCTTGAAAAGCCATAAGTTTCATGGTTGCCGCCGTCAGGATGTTGGGAATGGCCAGATGCAATCTGTCCAGATCGAAGAAAAAGGGGTGAGCCAGTCCGATCAGTTCCGGGTTTGTGCGTCCATGGATGCCATAGTGGAGGGAGGGACGCGGTTTGATCCGGTGGCTATCGGTTCGCAGGTTTTTGCTGTATTCGTTATCAGGGAGCGGAGCGTGGAATTCTAATTCAATAATCTCACCTTCTTCTCCTTGTTTGAACAGACCCCACTGTTTCTTCCATTCGACATACTGGAAACCTGCGTTTTGCAAGACCTCAGCCAGTTCTCCCTGCTTGCCGGGATTTGCAATCAATGAGGGACTGACTCCCACATCCATATCTTTCGTCGTGCGTGGTATGCTTTCGCCTGTCCACTGAGTCATTGGAATGAAATGAGTGACGGCTCCCAAAGAGTCGCGCAGCCATGTCTGTTTCAGATAGAGGCCATATCCTCCGATTATCTGAACATTCGGATCGAGCTGTTGCAGCTGGGGCCAAATTTCTTGAAGGGATTGATTCATGCCAAAGGAAGAGGTTTTCATAAGCGGGAGAATGTAGTCAAGGTGGAATAGTGGAAACTGGTAAGGGCTTGGGCCAGGGCATGGGCTGTCTCCTGCTGGCGAGCGTCGCCCCGTGCCGCCTCAATCCAGGTCATGACCGGGCCGGACCAGATCAGTCCGTTTTTGTCCCTTTCCGTTTGGAAATACGCGAGAGGGGATTTTACCATGGTCAAATTCAACTGGGAAAAAGCGGGTGAGGCCGTTTTTTCCAATTGTCCTTCTTTCAGGAAAAAGGAGGGATCCTCCGTCCATAGATAAAGAGGGCCGCTCTCCCCAAGGGTCGCATAACGTCCCAGGGAAGATTGTGGGGCAAGGCACCACTTAATTCCGCATTCCGTGGCTTTTTGAAGAATTCTGCGCTTGTCCAGCCCCGGAGTAACGATATAATCCTGCCCTTTTTCCGTGACGGGGGGACGCCACTGTTCCCGAAGCCTGTCCAGCAATTTACAGGGATTGTAAACAATCAGTTCAAACCTTCCCGGCCTGCTCAGGATACCGTCCTCCTCGTAACAGGGAATCAGTTTGGACAACTGCCCTTTGGTCATCGAACCTCCCCGCAGTGCGATACGGTCCAAGACGGGTTTCTGTCCAGGCCACATTTTTTGTTCCAGCAAAATCATGGCCGCCTGAGCGGCAATTTTGTCGTAGGGGCGCGATGTCCTGCGGGTGTCGGGATAGGCATTGGGCCTGCCCGAAGAACGAAGGTAAATGGGGAGCTGCTTAATCAGACCATTCCCGGACAAGTCCGCCGCCATGATCTGTTCCTCCTCATCAAGACGTTTTAGAATTGCCTCAGACAAAAAAGGAATAAGCAACAGGCGCGGGGGCTTGCCCTGTTTTTTTCGTTCGCGCTCTTCGCTGACAAATCGGTCTAGGATGATGGGAGGCAGCGCTTTTTTTATTTCAGGGATAGCGAGGAAGTCTCCCCCCTGCGTGTGAAAGGTCATCAGCTCTTCGTCGAGCAGCCCTTTCCAACGGAGGATTCCTTCCATCAGGGTGTTTCTCTCCCGCAGATTATTCAGGATTGTCCATTCCGTCATCATGATGTTAGAAAATTAGTGAAGTTTCCTTTTAAGGTCAAGTTTCAAATTCAGGAAACTTCTTATTAAAAAGAAACTTTTTTGATTTTTAATGTGATATTGATGAACTACCGAATATCGTTCAAGGAGGAAATTATTTTTCAGAAGAAGTCTTTTTCTTACGTTTACGCTTCTTCTTGAGGTCTTCTTCCGGCGTGCCGAAGAGGCGGGTGAGGAGGTCTTTGGCGGTGCGGGAGATGTTGGCGCCTGTGGCGGCGGAGAGGGAAAGTGCGCCGTAGCTTGAGACGATGGCGGAGGAGGAACGGGAGAAGGCCCCGCCGACGCCCGCGGCGCGGACCAGGGCCGTCAGGTTGTTGAAGTGGGTGTCCCAGTCCATTTCCTTTTTGTCCGTGACGTGTTCGTATTCCCGGGTAATGGTGCGGGCGATGCCCTGAACGTCAATCAGGGTGCGGGCGTAGGAGTCCGCAAAGACATGTTCCCCGGTGAAAAGGCTGGCGAGGTAGTTGACTCCCTCCCCGGCCAGGGGGATGGTGGTGAGGTCGCCCAGGAGGGCGGTGGCGCCGTACTTTTTCCACTTCTTTGCCTTGTCGTCGTCATCGTCTTCCATGCCTTTGATCCACGCGATGAACCAGGCGAGCAGGGACGAGGTGACGCCCAGGGCCAGCCAGGACTGTGCGGCGCAGACGCGGTTGCGCGCGGAGCCGGTTTTCCACTCCGCCGCCATGAGGCCGATTTTGTTCAGTTGCTCGGACTTCATCACAAAGGCAAGCTTGGATAAAATTCCGCCCGCGGCCTGGCTCATGCTTTTTTGCGTCTTGGTCAGGGGCTGGGCGCCGAGTTCCAATGACATGCCGACCTGTTCCAGGGCGGCCTGGCGCAGTTCTTCGTCCGTAAAGGGGGAGCCGTTTTCCCGGTTGAGGCTTCTTGAGCGAGCGTAGTAGGCGTTGGCGAGGGCGTGCATGGCAAGTAGGTTGGCTTTGACATCCACGGCTTCGATCAGGTCCATGGATTTCTCCGGAAGTTTTTCCATCCGGGAGTAGCGCTGGCCGGGTATCTGGTTGCCAATCTGGGCGAGCATGGCTCCCTCCCCCCGCATGCGGGCGGTGAAGTACGGCGTGGCGGCAACCTCCTTCATGGCGATGTCCCCCAGGCCGAGCTTGGAGGCGGCGAGGTGGAAGAGGAAGGAGGAGAAGGAGATGTGCTTGTGGGCGAGTTCGCGGGTTCCGTCCGCTTTTTCGAGGATTGCGGAGGGCACCCAGCCCGCGAAGAAACCATGGAGGATGGCGGTGGCCTGCTTGAGCAAGACGTAGCCGTTGCCCGCCAGTACGGAAATGGCAAAGGCTTTTTGAAGCATGCCCTGCATGCGGGAAAGGTTCAGGAAGGCGCGGTTGTTTTCCAAGTTGGCGCCGTCAATGAGGTCCATCCAGGAGGAGAGCTTGCCCATCATGTCTTCCCCCAGGTGCTGCTTGAGCTTTTGCTCCAGCGGTTTGTTTTTCAGCAAGGCGCGCCAGGCGGTCGTAATGTGAGAGGTGTAGATGTAGTTGTCCTGTTCCGCGGCGGCGGCCAGGAAGACGAGGGTGCCGGATTTGGAGAAGTCCAGGTTCTCGGAATGCACAATGCGGTCAATGAGGAGGCCATACTTGCCCCCGCCGATGGAGCCTGTCCTGGGCTCGGTGAGGGCGTCCTTCTCCCTGGTGGAGTTCCGGTCGAAAGTGGCGCGGAAGTAGTCGGGCTTGAGCGTGAAGGGAACACCCATGCGCTCTTCATAGACCCGGGCGAGAGTGAGGCCGGTTTCATTGAGTTTCCGGCGGAGGGCGTACCCGTATTCCAGGCCGTCCGGGCCGACATAATCATAGAGGTCTTCGATACCTTTGTCGTCCAGTCCCTCCCGGCGCAGGAATCCCTTGCGGATGAGGTTGCCCTCGCTGTCGTACACGTCGGCGTAGTCCGGCTGCTCGTGGAGCAGGATGGCGTAGAGGGCGCAGTCGCGCGAGCAGATGAGCTGACCGGCGGCTTCCGTGTTGGGGACTTCCCGCTCCGAGGTGACGTTATGCTGGTATTGCCGCTGCTCCGGGGTGCGGGACTCGTATTCGTCCAGAGCCTGGCGGAGGAGAGGGATGTCTTCTTCCCCCGGGACGTTTTCCGTGAGGGTTTCCGTGCGCCGGTCTTCCTCCCGGATGGCCTGTCTGCGAGCCTCCCGCTCTTGACTGGAGAGGGAGATCCATTCCTGCGCGTCCTCAATGGAGAGGGAGACCTTCACGGTGAGGACCGGGGCGATGGGGATGCTCGTTGCTTGTGGCGTGTTGAATTGGACGAGCCATTGTTCCGCCGCGCTTTCAGACTTTACTCCGGCAATGCGGCGGATGGCGCCGGACAGCCACGCGGAGCGGTCGTTGGAGGCGTTGAGCAGGGAGGCGTTGGCTTCCGTGATTTCCTTGATGCGGGCACGGGAGAAGCGCTGGCCGAGGACGGGTTCGAGCGCCAGCATGAGCTGGGCATAGGACATGACGCTGTACGGGAGGGAGGAGAGGAGCTTGCGCAGTTTGGTACGGTGGCTGATTTTTGCTCCGGCCCGGCTGGAACCCGAATTCACGGCAGGCAGATTCTTCTGGATTTGACGGGCGGCGTATTTGATGCGGCCCGCTTCCCGGGTCAGTTTTCTTTCCCACGAGTTGCGTCCGGAGAGGATGAATTCGAGGAGTTTTTCCATGGCTTCCCGGGCTTGGGGGAGGCTCATCCCGGCGTAATCCCCGTACGTCTTCCAAGCGAGAATATCCCTTTCGTGCTCCTGCCGCTTTTCTTCGTCTTCCTCCTGGTTGTACAAGGCTTCCAGCGTGGTCATGGCCTCCGCCTTGGCCTGGGATTGAGCGTCCAGCATCTGACGGTAGCAGGCGAGGGTGCGGTAGGCTGCCGCCTCCAGACGGCCCCGTGGAGATTTTTTGCCGGGTTCCTTTTTGGGGTAGACGGCTTCGACCCGCCGCATCGTCTTTTGGTACAGTTCGTCCTTGGCGAAATAGACGAGCTGGGTGCGCACGCGGTCCAGAACCTTGGACATGACGTGATCCAGGCGCTGGCTTCCAATGGAGGCCAGGATCTGCCGGACTTCCTCCGGCGTGGCGGCGGAAGTGGTGGCATTGATCATGCTTGTCTCAAATTTTTTATAGAAGGAGTCCCCCGAACGGAGGGTGCCCTTGGGGGGGATTTCCCCGGATTCCGCCATGGCCGCGTAGACGGAAGCCCATTGCATCTGCAAGTCCACATTGGAACGGTATCCTTTGGGCAGGACGTAACGGGCGGAGGAAATGAGGGAGTTGATCATGCCGAAGAGCTCCGCCCCGACGCGGGCGGAGGGTTTTTCCTCCTTGCCGGACATGACCCGCCGCCAGTTTTCCGCCGCCTTGCCGAAGTCTTTTACGAGTTCGGAAGCGCGGGTGGCCTGCATGGACGGGGCGGCAAGGCCGGAAACGATTTCCTCCAGAGAGGTGAGGGAGAAGGACGCGGAAGAGCCGATGAGGGACGCAAGAGCCTGAAAGCGGCCTTCCCTGGTTCCGTCATGGTAAAGAGGACGGATTTGGTGACGCTTGAGAACGTCCCTGACCTGCTTGTTCTTCCGCAGGGCGGCGGGAAGGACGGCGTGGGAGAATTCCCGGAGCCGGACGGAGCGCCGGGGGACGGCTTCATAGTAGTCCCGCAGTTCTGCATGAAGGGCGGAGAGGGCTGCCGAACCCAGTCCGGGGAGGCGGCTGTCTCTGGCGATGCGGCCCTGGAAGGATGTCCCCCGGTAGAGGCGGCAAAGAGCGGCAAGAACTTTTTGGGGCGTGGGGGCGCCCCTGACCAGGGAGAGGGCTTTTACGGCATTGTCGAAGGCGGAAAAACTCCCGTCAATCCGGCTGAGGGCCAGTTGGAATTGATGGATCAGGTCCTGGGCTTTCTGCTGGGAGGCCTTTTCCTCTTCTGTGGTGACAAGATTGTTCCGGCTGGCCTTGATTTCTTCCAGGCTGTTGAAACGCCTGGCTTGCCTGGCACGGAGAAGTCCCGTGGAAAAGACGAGGCCGCGTTCCGCGCCCATGCCCTTGCTCTCCAGCATGTGCCGGGTGATGTTTTCGAGCGTGGCCGGAAGCCCCGTCTCCCTGATGCGGGGAACGGGATTGAGCCAGCGAGCCAGCTTGTCCTCTACCCAGGCGTTGAAGGCTTTCTTGTGCTGGGCCGCGTACTTTTCAAAGCGTTTGTAGTTGGCGTGGCTGTCCAGGGCCTTCTTCCCGGCTTGGCGGGCATCCTGGAGGGCCAGGTAGGAAATGGACTGGAAACCGTCTCCCCGGGCTTCCCTCAGTTCCTTTTCCATCGCCCGCAGGTTGCTTTTTCGGGTCAGGGTCTGCGGGACGGTCAATTGAGCGTCCCGGGAATCCTGGGAGAATTGGCTGCGGTAGCGCTCGATAGCCCTTTCCATGGCCTTACAGAAGTCATCCTGCCGGTCGGGAGAGAGGGTGTTGGCATCTTTCCACGGGAGCATTTTGCGGATTTCCGCATAGAAGATCTTGTCTCCGGTGTTGAGGCGGCCAGGAATTTTTGCCGTGACGGGCCGCGGGGAGTAGCCGCGCTCTGCGGCGAAAACGGCCAGCGAGAAGTCGTTATGGCGCAGCTTGTTTTCCAGCTCGCCGCGGTGGTCTCCGTCCAGGGCGTTTTTCAGGAAGCGGAGGGTGGAAATGTCCGTGCCTCCGTAGTAGCGGAGGGCGGCTTCCTGCGCCTGATTGTAGAAGTCCTCCCGTTCCTTTTCCTCCTGCCTGCTCCAGCGGAGTTTCGGGAAGTACCCGCTCCACGCGTCGCGGTCATGGATTTCCACGCCGCGGGCCGGGTCCGCCAGGGCTGGGGAGCCGACGAGGTAGATGTTCCCTTCCCCGCCCCAGGTGTAGGGCCGGTCCAGACGGGTGACGGCGATGGAAGGCAGCGGCAGGCCGCCCAGTTTGTCCACCGCCAGAAATTTTTCTTCATCCAGGCTGTGGATGGCGGCGAGGTTGGACAGGGAGAAGGTGATGTCGGGCTCGGACGCGCTGAACGCGCCGGAGTTGTACTCCGAGGATTTGACCTGGGTTGACTTGAAAGCGACGGCAATGAGGGCCCCCATGTCCGTGGGGTCATGGCCGAGATAGCCGTCATGGTGCTCACGGACCCAGCCGAGGAAGTCGCTCCAGCGTTGCCCCATGTCGTATTCGTAGAGGCTGCCTTCCCGGATCATGTCGCGGACGGATTCCCTGTCCATGGATTCTCCGGAGTAGCGGTCCGTCCAGCCTTCCTCTTCCTGCCAGTAGTCAATGTACCTGTCTACCCATGGGAGGCGGGCGCTGGCCTCATCCTGGGCGAGGAAGGGATTTTTGAGGTTGAGCCAGGCGGTGGTGATGCCGCCTCCCTGGTAAGCTTGATAGCTTTTCGCCAGCTCGGTGGAATCGGAAAAGAAGATGCCGTCTACATGGGGAACGCCGTCAAAGACGGAGGGGGAGCGGCGGATGTCGAAGGAACCGCCATGGTACAGGACGATGGGTTCCCCGTTTTCATCCAGGGTTTTGGAGGCGTTGGCCGGATCGTGGAGCCAGTCCCCGAACCAGGCGAGGAAGGCTTTGGTCCTGGCCTGCGCCCATTGCTTCTCCGTCAGGCGGGTGGGCTGGCCGTTGGGGGCCAGGAGGTCGTTCCCCGCGTCCCTGGCGCGGGCGAGAATGGATTGCTCTTCCGCCGTCAGGGGGGAGGCGGAACGCTCCATGACGGTATAGGAGTCTTCCGCATCGTCCCACAGAGAGAAGGTGATGTCCGGATCAAGAGAGTCAAAGGTGCCGCGGTTATGTGTGGCGGATTTAAGCTGGCTGGATTGTGCCGCCAGAATCCATGAGCTTTCCCTCCCCTTCAGGATGATGCCGTCGTAGTCCCGCCCGCCTGCGTCTCCCTCCCGGAATTCTTTCTGCGCCTGGAGCGCGAAACGGGGGCTGTCCCATGCGTCGGGTTCCGTTTGGGGGAATCCTTGGAAGAGTTCCACCGGATGGGCGTCCAGGTCATAGACGAGGGGATTGCGCAAGTTGGCGAAGAGGGCGTATTGCCGCTGGGATTTTTCTCCAAGCAGTTTTTCTCCGCGGGCAAACCTTCTTTCGTTTTCGAATTCGCGTGCGATTTTGGCGGCATGGTCGGCATAATCGTCATCCGTGGTGGTGAAGATGAATCCGTGGTCCAGGTCTTGCCGGTCGTAGTTGTTTCCGGCCAGGGAGAGGTCAAACTCCGTGAATTTGAAGTTGCTCCCGTGGTAGATGACGAGCGGTTCCCCGTTGTCGTCCACGACGCGGGAGGATTGCTCCGGGGCGCGGAGCCAGTCTCCGAACCAGTCCCGGAAGGCGCGGGTGCGGACGGTGGCCCAGAGTTTGGGTTCCAGGAGGGAGGGTTGTCCGTTGGGGGCCTGGAGCCAGGTGCCGTCCGCTTTTGCTTGTTCCGTGATCAATCGTTCCTCCGGAGAAAGGGCGAAGGTGATGTCCGGGTTGCCGGAGTCAAAGGAGCCGTTATTGTCCGTGGCGGATTTAAGCTGGTAGGGACTGAAGGGGATGTAGACGGTGTGGATGTCCGAGTGGAATTTGCCGCCTTGGTCGATGATTCCGTCATAGCCGAGGCGCTTGAGGCAGGCTGTTACCCAGTCCGGGATGGTGGTCCAGGCGTAGGTCGTGCCGTTTTTGACGTCTTCTTCCAGGATGTCGATCCATGTCTCCGGGGCGAGGTCGTTCTTGCTCCAGGAGAGGAGGCCTCCCTTTTGCGCAGGGTTCCCGGCTTTCTGGGAGGCGGCTTTAAGCGAGGTGAGGATTTTTCCTGTGATGCCGTTCGTACGGAAGGGGTGTTCCATGTGCAGGTAACAGGCGTAGACGCCCGGTTCCGTGTAGTCCGGGTCCCGGTACCAGGGAGCGATGGGAAGATCCAGTTTTGACAGTACGTCCAGGAAACGGGCTTCCTGTCCGAAGAGGGTGGCACTATCCAGCCAGTGGTAGACGAGGGCGCGCAACGCATTGCCGCGGGCCTCCTGAAGATGGAAACGGAAGCCGCCGTTGGCCTCGTCGGTGGACGGGTCCAGGATGATGGAGTCGTCCCCCTCCCAGTCGGTGCGGATGTGGCCCGCGGTACGGGCGATGCGCTGGCGCTCCTCCGGGGAGAGGTAGTTCCAGTACCGTTCCAGGGGGATGTCGCGCCCGGAAGGAAGGGTAACGCGGAACTGCCGGTGGTAGTCATGGTAGTCCTCCTCCTCATAGTCGATGCTGGTATCGGTCTTGTTCCTTGAATAGTTGGAGGCGATTTCCGGAGAATCCGTAAAGAAGGCCATGGGGCCGGAGGTGGCGCGCTCCGGGCGAAAGACGGTACCCACCCTGTCCTTGCGGGCTGTGCCGTGGTAGACGATGACTGGTTCTCCGTGGGCGTTGACAACCTTGGATTGGCCGAACCATTTTTTGAAGGCGGCGGAGTTGACTTGCAGCCACTGGCGTTCCGTCAAGGCGGTGGGCGTGCCGTCCGGGGCTCGCAGGAAGGTGTCTTCCACCAGGGCCTGGGCGGCGGTGCGCTGTTCCCGCGGAGTGAGGGCGAAGGTGATGTCCGACAGCGTGATGTCATAGGAGCCGCAGTTGCCGACGGCGGACTTGGCTTGTCCCGGGCGGAAGAGGCCGTAGGTCATGACGCCGCTCTCCTCCGTCATCACGGAGTCATACCCGAGGCTGGAGAGAATGTCCTTGAGTTCCCGGTGACGCTCCCAAATCTTAAAAGCCTCGGTTTCTTCCGTACCTTGGAGAAGGGTTTCCAGCTTCCGGGTAGCTTCCTGAAGTTGTTCCTCCGAAAAAAAGCCAAGTGCCCTGTCCTGCTCCAGTTGCCGCCGGATGTTTTCCCGGAAATGTTCCGGACTCTGGCGGGTGAGGCTGTCGGGAAAATGGAACGGACGGCGGGTGGCAACGAAGAGGTCCAGCACGGTGCCGCCCGCGGCGTACTGCTCGCTCAGTTCCCGGCTGGAAGAAATCCAGGTGTAGTTTCGGCGCACGCCGGGGTTGTACGACTGCTTGAGGCCCCGGTAGCAGACGCGTGGCTCCCCGTTGTCATCCAGCACGACGGAGGAAGCGGACGGATCCCGAAGCCAGTCTCCGAAGTAGCGCATGAAAGGCGCCGTGCGGACAAGATGCCACTGGTCCGGCGCGAGGAGGGAGGGCTGGCCGTTGGGAGCGCGGAAGGCTTCCGCGCCGCCCTTGTCAATGAAGTTGACAAATTGCTTGAGGGAGAGTAGCGTACGGACAGGGAGCGATCGCCCAGTTGCCCGACGGGTTGCACCGAAGTCCACCTGGGAGGATGCGCTCCCTGTTTTGTCGAGAGTTGCCGCCGCCGCCGTTTCCACTCCTTCCAGGTAGCAGCCGCGCGTATCTTCCCGGAATGTGAAGAGGACGTAGCCGGGGCCATGGAGGCTGTCCCTGATTTTGGCGAGGTAGTAGTGCCAGGATTTTGTCTGATCCGGCGAGGCGTTGTCGAACTCCGGGACGGAGTACATGTAGCGGGCCGAGGCCAGGAGCGGTTCCAGAGCGCCGATGGCCGCCAGGGTACGGGTCTCGGGAGAGGTTGCCATGATGTGCTTCCAGCCCCGGTTGCTCAGGTAGATGCGGCGGCCATCCGGCATGAGGAGAGGGGGCTTGAGCTGTTCCGAGGTTTTTTCCCGGCCATTGGCAAAAAGGGTGCGCTGGCGCGTTTTCTCCCGCAGGGCCGTGAAGGCCTGGCGGGCAAGCTTGGAGAAGCCCTGGGTTTTGTCTTCCCGTGCGGAGGCCGGAATGGCGAGCGTGACGGGGGAAGCCTGTTCAACGGCGTGGAAGGAGGAGGAGAGACGCACGGGGCTCAGGGCGAGGGGAAAGTCGGGCGAGGGAGAGGAGTGCGGCAGGAAGGCTGAGGGATCGTCCCGTTCTTCCGCACCGGAGAGGGAGAAGGAGATGTCATGGACCTCCAGGAAGCTGCGGATGGCTTCGTTGCGGCGCTCGTCCACCTCTTCCCGGAGCCAGGAGGCTTTGGCAAGTGTCCACGGGTTGCCCAGGGTGAGGGCTTCTTGCTCCGTCAGGTCATAGGTGTGGATGGGGACGTTATATTTTTCCAGCTCCGAGCGGAGGGATGGCTCCAGGCTGGAGGGAAGGATGAAGCCGGAGAAGTCCGAGGGGAAGAGCCAGCCTCCGGGGGCGGCCTCGTAGTAGATTTTGGCGGAGGTGCGGCAGGCGTCGAGAAAGGCCCGGACTTCTTCGGCGATGTCGTCGTTGAAGGATTGCAGGTCATTGTATTCTTCCGGGTTTTCCTCCTCGTCGTAAACCGTGTCCGGGTCATCGAGGAGGCCTTCGCCGATCAGGGCATTCCGGACGTTTTCATGAGAAATATCCTGCCACCAATATCCTATCAGAAAATGTTGGAGGGAGCGGGGCTCGAAGTAGCAGGAGCCGAGCAGGGTTTTGAACTGGTCTTCCAGTTGCCGGGTGGCGGTTTCCGCTTCATGGCGGTCAAGCTGGAAGGAGAGGTTGTCCGTGCGCAGGGCTTCCTTCAGGCTGGGGAATTCGGCGGCGTAGGCCTGGGAGGCCATGATGATGGGAAGGGCTGCGCCGTCCGTGCCGTAGTTGTCGAGTACTTCGTCCGGGGTCATGTTATGAGGCAAGAAGGACCCCAGGTGCTTGGCTTTCATGTAGGCGTCCAGGTTTTCCCGGTTCCATTCCCGAAGGTCTCCGTGTTCGTTGTAAAACCAGGGGATTTCTTTCGGACCGTGTTCGTACCCTTCCCATGGGTCGCCGTCTTCGGAGGTTTTTTCCGGCATCTGGCGCGTCCAGGCGTCGCCGCGCCAGATGCGTGCGCCGGGGGTTTTGACAGGGTCGATACGGTCCGGGTGCAGGATGCAGGCGATTTCCGCATAATAAGTGGGGCCGGAGTCGAGGTCCGCAATCTGGATGGCGGGGTTGGGCATGCCGCCGAGTTCCAGGACATGGCGCATTTTTTCTTCCGACAGGGTGTGGATGGCGACATGGGAACCGTTCAGGGAAAAGCTGACTTGCCCCCTGGCGTTGAGTTCCCTGGCCGCCTGGCCCCAGAGGGAGGGGAAGGTTGTTTCCAGGTCACGGGAGGGGGTTAGAGAGAAGGTGAGTTCGGGGGTGAGGGCTTCCGAGGCTTTGCGGTTTTCCTCATTCTCCAGGGCGGCGGCTTCCTCTTCCGCGCGGGCGCGCTCCGCCTGCATGTCCAGGCGGTGGTCCCCTATGGGGTCAGGCGGGGTGTGGCCGTCCCAGGTGAGGGCGCGGACGCGGAGGTTTTCGTACAGGCCGATTTTTTCATACATGGCCTTGAGGAGTTCCAGCTCTTTCAGACGTTCGGCAGGGTCGGAGGAGAGGCCTGCGGTGATGCCTTCCGTGGCGAGGACACTGCCTTTTTTGGAGATGGTGCGCACGCCTTTGATGGCGTTGATGTGTTCGTTGATGGTCGTGATGCAGAGGGAGACGTATTCCGCCGCCTTTTCCATGTCCGCCTCAAAGGATTCCCCGAAGGAGATGAGGCCCTGAACCATCTGGCCGTCCGCCGAGGCATGGGCCATGAGTTGGATTTTTGCAGCGACGAATTCCAGGGATTTCCCCCTGGCGAGGTCGTTGGCCGCCGCCGTCTGCATGGCGTCGATGCGAGCCTTGTCCTGGATGTGCTGCGTCAGCAGGCAGATGGCTTCCGCGTCCTGCGCCCGGATGGCGCCGGACTTGAAGCGCGTCCAGAGGTCTTCCCGGGCTTCCCGCCCGATGAGGAGTCCGCGGCGGGATTTGGTGCCGGAGCGGGTAAGGCCGCGGCGGGTCAATTCGTCGTCCGTGAGGCTGGTTTCCCTGACGTAAATGGCCGCCGTCAGCTCATCGGCTTGATCATCCTGCATGTTTTGCTCGTAGTCCAGGAGGCGCGCCCACTTGGCGTCATGGGCGGCGTCTTCTTCGTACACGTAGGCGGGGATGTTTTTTGTGCCGGTGCGCTGGGCGAGGTCGAGGCGGTGGCGCCCGGAGACGACTTCCAGCCTGCCGTTTTTCCGCTTCCAGACGTAGATGGGGGGAGCGTCCGCCCGGTAGTCTCCGACCAGGGGATTGACCACGCCTTTTTTGCCGGAGTTGACTTTGACCTGGGGGACTTCCGGGGAGAGGTGCAGCTTGTCCACGGGGACCATGCCAAGCCAGGTTCCGGCGTCGGGATTCCATGCGGCGCCGTTGGCGAAGACGCCCTGCATGAAGGAGGGGGCCTCCGGCAGGGAGATTGTTTCGGGATGCCGGTAGGCCTCCTTGGGCACGGAACGCTCCTTGCCTTTGTCCCCGGTGGTGATGTGCGCTTTTTCCTCCTCTGCGTCTTTTTGCTGCCGTTCCCGGATTTGTGAGGCGGTGGGCATGCCGGACGGGTCGCGTCCATCAATAATAGCGCGGGCGTCCATGACGGCCTGGATGTCCGCCTGTTCGATTTTGGCCAAGTCAAAGACGGTATGGACCTCATGGCCGAGGTCGCGCAGGATGTCGGCCATGTCCTGCGTGATGGTCCCGGCCTTGCGCCCGGCGTTGTAGACCTGGCCGATGTGCAGAAGGTAGGCGGCGTCCCCCAGGGTGTTGACGTGGTACTGGAGGAGGTCTTTCTGCCACTGTGGCAGCGGCAGGGAGTCCGCATTGGAAAGCATGTCCGAGAGGGCGAGCTTGGACATGGCCTCGACGATCTGCATGTCCGAGAGTTCCCCCTTCGGCTCCACGAACTGCCCCTTGAAGCCGAGCTGCCGCATGGAGGCCTGGGTGTCGCGCAGCAGGGAGGCGATGGCCTGAAGGCGGACCGGGTCTTTGAGCGTGATCTTGCCGAGCTTCCACTCAAAGAGGTCTTCCAGCAGCTCACGGCTGCCGATGTTGCCACGGGTCAGAAGAAACAGGGTGTCCGCCGGAGTGGTGCCGGGAGCGGTACGCATTTTGAAGAGGCGCGTATATTTAAAATTTTCCTCTCCCGTGGTTTTGGCCCCAATGCGGAGCCGCTGTCCGAATTCCTGGTCGAGGGCCATGATGGAACTGAGCGGGACGTAGGGGGACAGGGCCGCAAACGGGGTGGCGGCGGCCTCCTGCTCCGACATGCCCGAGTCCGTGCGGCGCCTGTATTCCTGGGTTGCGATGCGGGTGAGGTGGGTAAACGCCGTCTGGGACATGGCCCCGATGGCGCGTACAAATCCGCCAAGTGTGGTCAGGGAGGCTGCCGTTTCCGTTTCCGTTTTTTGCGCCGGGGCGGAGTCTGCGGCGGCAGTCTCCTGCGTGTCCGAGGAGGCGGGGGCCGGTTTTTCCTGCTGTGCGGGTGAGGGAGTGTCCTGGACGGGGGCTTCCGTTTGTGGCTGCCGGGGAGTGGAGGCGTTTTCTGCTTCCGGATTCCGCCCGTCTTTGTTGTTATCCTGTCCCCACTGGAGCATATCCTGGGCCTGGATCTCACCGGTGGCTTCCGCCGCCCGAAGAAAGGCGTTGGCGGCGAATTCGGATTGGGTGCGCCGGACTTCCATCTGTTCCGCCCGGCTGAAGTACTGGCCGAAGAGTGCGACGAGCTGGTCGCCCGTCATGTCCTGGGTGAATTTTTTCTTACCGGAATCGCGGTCGTAAACAGTAACGGCATAGGTGCCGGGCTTGTCCAGGCGTTCCTCCACTGTGGGAAGGTTGTACTGTTTCTGGAAGTATTTATAGGCCTCGGATTCGATGGTGGCCTGGACTTCTCCCAGATGGCGGAAGGCGGCCATGCCCGCCTTGGCATTTTTGAGAGCCTGGTCATGGTTTTCCCAGGCTTTGCCCCGCGCCTGCCGGGCGGCGGCGATGCGCTCCTTGTCGTTTTCAATGGCGGCGATGCGCCGGGCTTCCTCCTTCGGGATGCCCTGGGTCATGAGCATTTCCTCGTTTTTGGAGTAGGTGATGAGGGAGCGGTGGAGGGAGGGGGCCTGCATTCCGGCCAGGCCGCCGACGAAGAGGGCGGTTGCGGCAAACTGGTCGGGCGAGAGCATGCCCTGGAGTTCCTGCCAGTAGTTGTTCCAGTCGTAGTTCCCGCCGACATTGAGATTGACGAGGGGGGCCAGGTTGTTGCGGACAACCCACTGGATAATGGCCTCGGCGGTGGGCTCCGCGACGGTTTCCTCCGCGATCCCGACCCCGGTCTCAAAAAGGACGTGCTTCCAGAGCGAATCCGTGAGGGCCTGCCGGGTTTTGTTCATGAAGGGGAGCTTGCCCATGAGCCAACCCGCGCCGGAGAGGCGCCCTATTCCCCCGTAGGAGATTTTTTCCACGGCGACGGAAGCGGCGGCGTCTATGAAGGCGGACCATTCTGCCGTGCCGGGGGCCAGCCCTGCGTAGTAGGCGCGGTTGCGCTTATCATCAAAAGCCTCAGCCAAGGCGACTCCCCAGCCCGCATACGGAATAAAGAAGGGGAGAGTCTGCCCGGTGACGCTGCCCAGGCAGTTGACCGTGCGGGCGGCGAAAGAGGCCCGGTCGTTGGCCTGGTTGCCGAGGTCCTGCCCGGTGGAGAGAAGGCCCAGCACGCGGGCGTTTTCTTTGTCGTTTTTGACGTAGGTTTCGTAGTCCCGGACGGTTTGGGCCATGAGGCCGAACACCTGCTTATTGTGTTCCCTGGCAAAAGGGACGAGGAGGTCCTGCTGGCCGGAGAGCTGGAGGGCGGTTCCCAGGGTGGCGTCCCTCTTGATCGCGGGATTGAATAGCGCAATCTTGAGATTGTGGAGGAATTGGTACTTGTCTCCCGTTTCTTCCTTGACTTGTCCCATGAGGTTTTTAAGGGAACCCTCAAAAAGCTGAAAGGCCGTCTCGTTGATCATGAGCTTCCCGGAACCGTCGTCATCCGAGAGGGCGGAGGTGATCTTCATGGCGGTGCGTTCCGAGACCATGCGGCGCAGGCCCGCGTCCGGAGTGTCTGAGAAGGCCTGTTTCAAGAAGGAGAAGGCGGCGTGGGCTTTTTCGATAGCGGTAGTGTCAAATTCCTTTTGGTAGACGCCGAGCTGTTCCGGCGTCAGGCGGGCGGTCAGGTCGGAAGGAGACCAGAGTCCACTCACCACATGCGCCACGGCTTCCTCAACTTGCGCCCTGTTGTTCTGGTAGGCGGCGCGCCTCTTCCTGTTCTCCTCATACTGGTTGTCCACCACCTTGGAATAGTGGTCGTACACGGCGGCATAGGCCTCCTGCCGGGTGGCGGCCTCCGGAAGTTTTTCTTTCAGGGCCAGGAAGTAGAACCCGGGTTCCCCGGCATATTTCTCCCCCGCTATTTCCCGGAGGATCTGCTGGCCGAGCAGGGCGCGGGCGGGCATGGAGCCGTCATCCAGAGCGGCCTGGGCGCGGAACGCGGGATTGCGCTCCAGCAGGGCGGCAAGCTCCGGGTCCTGTTTGTTGTGGAGGATGAGGGCGTGGAGTTCTTCAATCCGCTGCGGGTCGGGCTTGTAGGCCGAAACGGACGGAGCGGACGAGGGGAGGAGAGGACGCGTCAGGGGGGAATCGAACAGGGAACGGGGATGAGCGGGGGAAAGAGGCGTGGCCGCCTGACGGGGAAACGCGGAGAGGAGGGAGTTTTCCCGGTCTTTTGCGTCCGTCGCGTCCTGGACGTTCCCGAAGGCTCCGAGGAGGGGGGACGTTTGCTGGGCTTCCGCTCCGGGAGAGAGGAGGAACGAGGCGCGGGAGTCCGGTGCAGGGGGCGGCCCGGAGGCGGCCTCCGCGGAGTCTTGTGTTCCGGAGGGAGAGGGTGGCGGAACGTCTTTCCAGGCTTCTGTGAGGTTCAGGGACATGAATGAAAGGTGGCGAACATTAGAGAGGAGGCAGAAGACCCGCTTCACTGGCGGGAGTGGCGGTTTCCGGCTCTTCTTCCCCTTCCAGGGGGAGGAGGCCGTCGTCCGGTGAAGGGGAGGAAGCGTTGAACGGCGGCGGCAGGGAGGGAGCTTCTTTTTTCCTCTTCTTTCCTTCCACGTACTTTCCGCGTTCTTCGGCGGTAAGTATCTTGCTCTCTTCAGGGCGGCGGAAGCGCACCTCAAGCCCGTCAACGCGCCCTACGACGCCAAGCTGGCCGTGGCGCGCGCCGCGCGTGAGAAGAACCCCTTCCCCTTCGTGCCAGCCCAGGACAGGTACGCGGCAGCAGGCGCGACGGGAGCCGATGCCGGGAAGGACGCCAATGAGTTCCGGCTTGTCTCCATAATATTCGATGACTTTTTCATAGTCCGCCCTGGAGAGGTAGGCTCCCGGCTGCTCTTCCGGGATGGGGCGGATGTCCGTCGCCATGACGGCGGGGAGAGTGGGAGAGACTGTCTCTGTTTTTGCCTGCTGGGCGGTAGAGATGGACTGAGCGCGTTTTTCGCGGTGGGTTTTGTTGCGTTCCGCCTGGAGTTGGAGCGTCTCCTGGGCCTGTTGCTGAGTGCCATCGCCGTAGGTGTGCTCCATATACTTGAACATGAGATCGTCCCGGGAGACGGCGTTTTCATCGTCCAGGCGGGAGGCGCTGGAAGCGATCAGGGCGCATGCCTGGCGGTATTGCTCATAGTAGGTACTCTTCGGGTGGCTCTGGCGCCAGAAAAGGTAGGCCGTGTAGGCGTCATGGCGGATTTGTCCGGCCCTGGCAAGGTATTCCTGGGCGGCGGAGCCTTCTTTTTCCTGGCGTCCCTTGTCCGTCCAGTACCAGGTCTCAGCCTTGTCCCGCCAACGCTGGTAGTAGACGGGGGCGATGTCTTTGGGATCGACAGCCTGAAAGAATTCGGAGGCGTTGAGGTTGTCCTGAGCGGAGGAAAGGGAGAGCATGCTGGCAATCCTCTCTTCCGCGGCCAGGGACAGGAGCTCCGGATTGACGTCAAAGCCCGTCTTTTCATCGCACCATGTATGGATGAGGTTGTTCTTCCATGCGTTATACTGCGCGGCGGTTTTAAGGACGGGGGCGTTGTAGACATCCTCCTGCCAGGCGGCGTCGATTTCCGGCTTGTACTTGTGGAGCATCCCGAGGTTTTTTGCCTGGCGCCAGGCGACCATTTGCTCGGTGTCTCCGGGCTGGCGGTCGAATTTGGGACGGACGGAGACGCCTTTTTCCAGAAGTTTCCTTTCCTCTTCGGTGAAGGGGATTTGGCGCACTTGCTGGCGCAGGGCGGTTTGCAGTTCCCGTTCCAGCTTGCGGCGGGTGTCCGGGGCGATGTCGTCGTAGAGGCCGTCCTCGTACTGGGCGGCGGTGGCGAGAGGGTTTTCCTGGAGGTTGGACTTGAACTGCTCGATGCGGTCAAGCTGGTTGTATTTCCAATCCTCATATTCGTACTGGTTCTGGGAGATGACCTGGTTCTGGCGGGCGCGGCGTGTAATGTCTCGGGCCGAGGCGTAGTCCTTGCGGTCCAGGGCGGTCTGGAGGTTGTTCTGGTAGGCCTGGCGGGAGGTCTGGATTTCATGTTCCGCCGCCTTGCCGAAGGCGCGGATGCCGAGCTGCTGGCGGGTGTGTTGCAGGAGGGCTTCCGTCCGGAGGCGGGAGTCCGGGCTGATGTAGCCGGGACGGATGTCTGCGAGCTGGTTGGAGTAGTCTTTTACCAGGGAGTCCAGGTGGCCGCGGTGGAGGCGGCCGTTTTCATCGTACAGGGCTTCTTCCGTTCCCGGCGCCAGGGAGGCGCGGCGGGTGAATTCTTCATCGAAGTCAGAGGTTGTCTGATGGATCAGTCCCTCAATGCGCTGGTCTTCCCCGAAGTCCTGGATGGCCTCGAATTTGCCGATGGCTGCGTCCAGAGCTTGTGCTCCGCGCTGAATGGCCTGCCGGGACGCCTCCCCGGCAAGGGTGGGCACGGGAACGGGCTGGGGCTGGGAAAGGCTGGCGCGCGCGCCCTGGTAGAGGGGAGAGTCCATGCGGGGGAGAGGGGGAAAAGTGAAAGGGGCTGTCAGGAAAGCCTCCGGGCGAGGGAGGATTTGGCAAGGAAGCGGTCGATGGGAAAGCAGTGTTCCCCGTAGTTGTTTTTGAAGTCTCGGCGGAAGCGGACGTGGGTGAACTGAGGGCGGTACATGCGGGCCAGGCGCCAGAGGGCGGAGAGGCGGGAACACTGGAAGATGATGTGGACGGTACGGGGGGATTCCTCATCCGGAACGGCCAGGCAGAAGCAGTCCGGAGCGGCGTGGATGATCCCGTCGTGTTCCAGGGTGTAGCGGATGAGGGAGGCGTAGGAACCGGGGGCGATTTGCTCCAGGTACTCGTAGGCCAGGGTGGTGCGGTTGTCGGTCATTGGCGGCGGGGAGGTGTGGTGCTGGAAGGAGAGGCGGACTGGCCGAGGAGGGCCACGAGAAGATCGTTCAGGGCGCTGCCCGCGTTGGTGGAAGATGCCCTGCTGGAGGAGATGGTGCCCGGAGACCATTGGAGGAAGTTCCCGGAAAGGTCATAGGCGGACTGGCCCGAGGAGAGGGCGCCTGTGAGCCAGGAGGGGAGCGTGGTGCCAGCCGTGGCCGCCCCTGCCGAAGCTCCGCCTCCAGCCGTCGCCTTCCCGCTTGTTCCCGCCGTGGCGGTGGGGGCTGCCGTTTCTTCCGGAGTGGCCGCGATGCCTCCGGCGGCGGAAAGGAGGGTGGAAGCCCCCTGAATCCATGCGGCGTTCCGGGCGGATTTCGCCAGACGGTTGTATTGCCCGGCCTGGGCGTCCGCCTGCATCATGGAGAGGCGTCCCTGCTGGCGGGAGGCCATGGCTGCGGTGCGTTTACCGGAATCGGAGAGAGCGTTGGAGAGGGCCATGTCCGCAATGGATTTTTCAAAGACATCCGCCAGGGCGAGTTCGTTCTGCATGGAGGAACCTTCCGCCGCGAAGCCGGAGGAGGCTTGCCGGACACGGGCCGATGCCTGGTTGGAAGCCTGATTTTCCCTCATGCGGGACATGTTGAGGGCGGCCAGGCGGGAGTCCGCCCGGGCTTCCTCCTCCAGGTTGTTGGCCTTGAGATTGTAGGCGGCTTGCTGGGCGCGGCCCTGGGAGCGGGCCACGGAAGCCATGGTCCTGTAGTTGCCGGAGGAAAGGGCGTTGCCGATGATTTGTCCCATGGGAAAAAGAAGGAAAAGGGTTATCCGACGATGGAGAGGCCGAGGATGCGCTCCAGGGGGTGCTGGTCATTGGAGTGCTGGGCGAGGGCGTCCTTGTGGAGAGCTTCCGCCAGGGCGGAGTTGGCCGCCTCCTCCAGCGTGAAGGAGAGTTGGGGCTGTCCGGTGATTTTAGGGGCCATGCGGGCAGCCAGCAGAAGAGACAAACCGCGCAGGAAGAGGGGCTGGGAGTCCGGCAGGATTTCAGCCTTGCCGAGGGCATTGGTGATGTAGGTGAGTTCAAGCCCGTTGTCCGGCTCCGGCTGGTAGGTCGTGTGGAGGAGGATGTCCCGCCCGATCAGCTCAAAGGAGGAGTGGTTGATTTTCAGGGGGCGCAGGCAGTCCTCCGGCAGGCGGTAGACGCCGGGGGAGACGGGAGGGAGGATGCGGCGCAGGGTGGCGAAAGACCAGGAGCCGAAGTTGAGGGCTTCCGCCAGGACGATGGGGAACCAGAGGTCGCATTCGCGGCCCGTGGGGCTCTCCCGCTTGTATTCCCGGTCCCCGAGGATATGCAGGGATTGTTCAAAGAGTGTTACCTTGTCCATCAGGGGGACACGGTAGCAGGAAGAGGAGAGTGTGGGAGGTGCTTACGGAATGAAGGGGGATGGGGAAAACATTATTTTTCCGCTTCTTCCAGGTTGCTGCATATGTCATTGCAAACTGAGTACACGGCCCATTTCAAAAAGGAACCCGGCGTCATGTCGCGGATGCTGGCCGCCAGGCGGATGGTTTCCCACTGCCGGGGCGTGAAGGAGGAGGGGCCGAGCTTGAAGCCGTTAAAGAATTCCAGGGATGGATCTGATGGTTCGGAGGCCGCCGCGAGGCGGTGTTCCAGAATGAGCACGCGGAGTTGCTGCTGGCGCTTTTTCCCGATTGACTTGTTGGAGCACCAGCCGTCCACCGTGCTTTTGGAAACGCCGAGGAGATCGGCCAGTTCCCCTCTGGAGAGGGCGAGGGAGGAGAGCAGGTTTTTCAGATCGTTGGGTGTTATTGGAGAATCCACGGGAAAAGAAATTTAGTAATTTCTAAATGATTTCTCAATGTTTTTTGAGTCTATATTGTTAATTTGGATTTTTTATTGACCGTTTCTTCTTCAAGGAAAAATAATGCGAGAAGTATGCAACAGGCACCTGTTCCACCTGACAAATACAAGGATTGCGCTTTTTTCAGCGGACGTTTCATCCGAATCATGTCGCGTTTCCTGATCCGGAAGATCTTTCAGGGAGCGTGTTTGAAATACGCCAGAAACATCATTTCTGAAAAGGGGCGGAGGATGCGTGAATTCCCGCATCCCGCCAGGAAAGACAACCAGCATGAAACGATGAGCAGAAGGTTACAGCCGACAGAACGCAGGGAGTGGTATTCAACCAAGGATGTAGAGGAAGTGTACGGCATTTCCCGCAAGACCCTGGAGCGCATCCGGAAGAATGCCAAAGACGAAGGAAAGCCGATCAAGGTAAGCAGACTACCTTTTCAAAACGGTTCCGAGACGACGCGCAGGAGACCGTTTATCCGAATTTCAAAGAAGTCCCTGGATGAATACATGAACTCTCACGCGGAGCAGGACGACGATGAATAACGAGTATTTGACCGTAGTTCTGCCCTATGGGCCGAAAGTCCTTTCCGCTAACGCTTCCGTTCCTAAGACGGCCAAAGGACTCCAGGTGGCCGCCCGGAAAAAACAGAAGGCGAAGCGGACGGCCCGGACCCTGGCCTGGGCCCTGACCCTGCAATGCCTGGGAGGACGCAAGTTCCGCCCGAACCGCTACCTGATCCGCTGGTTTTACAAATACGGCGAGCCTCCGGACGATGACAATGCCGTGGCACGATGCAAGGCCTACCTGGACGGGGCGGCCAGTGCCATGGGCATCAATGACGTGGTGCTGCGCTTGAGAGGAGTGGAGCGTGTCAAGGATATGAAACGATGGAAGGAGCTGGAACTGGTGTTCTGGTACGAGGAAGGGGACGGAACGGTTTTTCATGAAAAACCGGCACGGAATTGTGAGGAAAAAGAGAAGGAAATCTGAATGGAAAGCGAGGAAAAAGCATGCCGGTGCCGTGGATTAAAATTGAGGTGATTCTTCCCGATAAACAGGAGGTTGTTACGATGGCGCACCTGCTCAAAATGAAGGACCCGGACACGGTGGTGGGCAAGTTGATCCGGCTGTGGGCATGGGCGGACCAGCAGACTGTAAGCGGCGATTGCGTGGGGATTACTTGCGCGTACATCGACCGGCTCACTTTCTGCAAGGGATTTGCAAAGGCTTTAATGTCAGTTGGATGGCTCGGGGGAGAGGATGGCGCTTTACAATTCCTCAATTTTGCCCGCCATAACGGAGAGACGGCCAAGGCCAGGGCGGAGTCCGCCAGGAGGATGGCAAAATCCCGTGCGGACAAAGAGCAACAGAACGGCAACAGGAATGGGGCGCAGGACGCAACGGATGTGACGGAAAACGGAAACGGCTGTGCGAAAAATGTTGCGCTAAAAGCGCAACGAAAAGCGCAAACAGAGGGAGAAATAGAATTTAATAGGACTAAAGGAGGTGGGGGGAGAATTCCACCGTTTAGGGAGAAGGAGGCTCCGGGAGGGATTGCCCCCCCGCCCCCGGATGTTCAGGAATGGGAGGCAAGAGAAGATTCCCCGGATTTTGACGCATTTGTCCGGTGGGTTCAGAGCCTGCGGCCCGGCTGGGACGTGGGAGGCCTCACCGCCAGAGAGCGGCAGGCCGCCTTGAGGGCGTTTGGTGGGTTGAGAAGGCCCGTGAGCGATACGGAAAAGACCGCCCTGAAGGAGTATTTGAGCCACGAACCCGAGCGGAGCAGCAAGTTTGACTATCCACCTGACCGTGAGTTGTTTTTCACGATTTTTCAGGAGGTCGTGCAGAAGGCGATGGCGTGGTTCCGCCGTACGGGACGTAAAACGCCCGCCGAGAAGGAATTTGCCCGGAAACAGGCCGCGGAACGACGGAGGAAGGAGGAGGAACGCTCCGTCAGGCAACGGGCGGAAAGGTTCCGCAGCGGACCGGAAGAACTCATCGAGGAATTAACCGCCCTGCGCCTGGCGCATGGCGTAAAACCATTGACAGACAAAGAACTGGAAAAAATAAGACAAGGAGACTACACACAATGAACCAGACTGAAGACATGGAAGAACTGGACCCGGTGGGCATGATCCACCAGCTTGCCTGCTGTTTCACGCGACAGAGGCTGATGGCTTCCCAGGTGGCGGTGTTGACGGCGATTGCCAAAAACCCGGCGATTACCTCCGGCCCTATCGTCCGAATGACCGGATTGAGCGTGCCCAACACCGGGCGCATCCTCAATTACCTGGCGGAGGTGGGGGACGTGACCTTTGTACGGGAAGAGCCGCCAAGGCCGGATTATCCTTCCACCCGGCGACATTTCTACATTACTCCGGAAGGGGTGGGCATGGTGAAGAAGCTGGTGCATCACCTGGGCTGGGGGGAGATCAACCGGTTCCGCATCGTGAAGGAGAACGATTCTTCCCAACTTTACAAGTTCCCTTGATAACGGCATGGCCCAGCGAGGATTAACGGAAAAACAGCGTGCGTTCGCCAGGTATTGCTTCAGCGGCATGAGCCAGCGGGAAGCCTACCGCAAGGCTTTTCCCAACAAGAAGTTGAAGGATGCCTCCTGCGACGTGCAGGCAAGCAGGCTGTTAAAAAATGTTAAGGTGCAGGAGTACCTGGAGGAATTGCGCCAGCAGGCGCAGAGCGACGCCGTGCTGACCAAGCGCGCCCGGATGGAATGGTTGAGCCGGGTGGTGACGACGGCTCCCAATGCGGTGGATGGGGAATCCGACCTGTGCCAGGAGATGACGACGAGCGAGTTCGGCGTAAAATGCCGGATGCCCGACAAGCTCCGAGCCGTGCAGGAACTTAACAAAATGGACGGGGCGTACACTCCGGAAGAGGTGAAGGTGACGACGGAATGGAGTTTCAGCAGTTTGCTCAAGGATCTGAAGAGCACCGGACTTATTAAGGAACAGAAAGAGTAAAGGAGTGTTTGGCTTCTCTTTTTCTTTTCCCATCATGCCAGAGGAACCGTTTTGTTTATCATGAAACCGAATCAAGAGCTATAAATATGGCGATGCCAGTTCTCTCTCCAAAGTGAGCTGACGAAAAGGACAAAAGAAGGATTAATATTCAAAGGGTTTTCAAAGCTTGTTGAAGCTCTCCCACATTCTGGAACCGTTCCTTCCTGTTTGAATGAAGCCCTTTCTGCAAAAACGCTTTCATGGCTCCCTCCGAAATCCTGTCGGTATTTGTTTTTCCCGTCATGATATAGAAAATCAATCGCGTTAGAGCATACGTTTCATGCTGAATGTCATAGCTATCAAAGCCATCCAGTCTCAATACGGGATCATTGAAGTATCCTTTAAATTCCGTATGGCAGGTGGTGAGATTGCTGTCCGGCAAATGAACCAGGCCGAAATCAGATACTTTGGCTACCACAAGGTGCTCGTACTCTTTGATAAGAATATTCGTAGGACTGATGTCTCGATGTAATAGCCCCTTCGTGTGAATATGGGAAAAAGCTCTTAAAACCTGGCGGCAAAGATTCTTTCTTTTTTCTTCAGGCAGCTTCGTATTGTTTTTCTGAATGTAATGAAACAACGTATCATCCATGGACTCCATGAGATATTCTTTTTTCTCATCGTCATACCGATATACTTCTACAACATACGGAGAATTGAGCCCCTTCATTTGTTCAAACTCCCTCTTGAAACGCTCAAGTTCCTTGTCGTTGAGATTTGCCTTTGCTCTCTTTAGAACAAAATATTTGTCGTAATTCAAGTCACGGTATCTAAATACCTGTGCATAGGACCCTTCCCCTATCAACTTCAATTCGCAGGCAGTCTGCTCCATTCCTCTTCCAAGAGAAATGGTGTTTTTGAGCAAAAAAATCGGCTGAGTGTAATACAACTCTATTTTCCGCATTTGAGGCGGAATCGTACTCCCCCCGCTGGGACTCAGAAAATCTTTGCATTGCTCAATGACATTCAAATAGTAAGGTTCCAGTGAAAAGGCCAGTTCAGTACTCTTCAACGTTGTCTGCAACTCCTCGGTTTGATCAATCAAAGCAATAAGATCCCGGCTGGCATCGGCCCAAAAATGAACTCCGCAGGTCTCGCCCGTTGGAAGCCTGCTGTTCATCAGTCTGAATGATTCAAGGAAATTGTGATGCAAGGTGGAGAATACACTCCCCAGCCTCAAACTACTCGTTGTGGGAACGGGATATAGATCTAGATAATCCTCATGAAGATGATCTTTTAAGCGATCATACAGATTTTCAATGTACTGAGTTACGGTCATACGAAAGCAATGGCAACAAATGATGGGTTCTTTTCCCGGAGGCGAGTGAGAGATCAGGCGGAGGGTAATTCCCTCTCCATCAAGAAATGAGGAGCAGGCACGCAATGGATCGTTCCGGCGGATACCTTGATTTCCTCCTGATGGCTGTCGGCAAGAATCCAGCCATGGCGCACGCCCGTTTCCTCCATGGCGGCGGCGAGCGCCCGGACTTCGCGGGCTTTTGTCGTTTGGTCGTCCAACAGCTCGCAAGCCTGCACCAGCATCTTTCCTCCATCGGGGCGGATAGCCAGGAAATCCACCTCATACCCCTGTTTTGTTTTGTAATAATAAATCTCTCTTGTCACCCGCCTCAGCCCCGTAAAGACCATATTCTCCAGCATCTGTCCCTTGTTTTTGAGAATGTGAGCCCCCAGGGAGGCGGCCATGGCATGGTCCACGCAGTACACCTTCTGCATCATCCTTTCACGTTCCGAGAATGAAGAGTCATAGGCGGGAACGGAAAAAAAGAAATAGGCATCCTGCATCCACTCCATGTACTGGGAGAGGGTTTCCCTCCCCACCTTCATGCCTGCGGACGTGAAATCACGGCACGTTTTGCTGATGGAAAAGAGGGAACCCACCTGGTTGACGACGCGCCCCGCCAGCTGCCGCAAAACACGCGGTTGCTTGACATCGTTACGTTCCACTACGTCGCGGAACAACAAGGCGTTGAAATACTCCTGATGCAGGGAGAGGCGCAATGCCGGGGAGGCGTTGAAGGTCTCCGGAAATCCCCCCGTCTCACGGTAGTCTGTCCACGCCTTCCGGATCAGCAGTTTTTGAGTGCTTCCTCCTTTGAGGTTACGGGGAATATCCCGGTAGGTCAGATATTCGCCGAAGGAAAAAGGAAACAACTCCCAGGAAAGGGAGCGCCCCCTCATCTCCGTTCCGATTTCACGGGAAAGCATGCGCGCAGAAGAGCCCGTAATGTATATATCACATTCTTCTTCCCTCCGCAGACGCTCCACGAAAAGCTCCCAGTGGGGAAATATCTGGATTTCGTCAAAAAAGAAATATACCTTCTCCCTGTGCCTCTTTTCAGGGTACATCCCGTAATAGGCCTCATGGATGCCGCCCAAGCCTTCCAGAGCGAGGGGAGAGAGGCGGTCGTCGGCAAAATTGATCCAGACCATGTTTTCCCGACTTACTCCGCTTTCCGCCAGCTGCTGCATGATGCCTTCCATGAATGTGGACTTGCCGCAACGCCTTACCCCCATGCAAATGCTTGCTTTTCGGGGAAGTGTTTCGATGATCATATCCCGGGGACTTCCAGGCTCAAGAATCCTTGACTGTCCGTCTATGATGATGTCCTTGAGCAATTCCTGAAGTCCCGTATTCATAGCATGATGATGCATGATTTCTCGACAGGGATAAAGCCTTATTTTCATTTCTGACTTCATTCAAGTCAAAATCATATTAGAACAAGACTTGAATCAAGACAGGAATCGTCTCCTTTTTGTTCCGAATGAAGACTTGTACCTGTCTCTTCCATGCAGGCAGAGTCCCTGAGCTGCTTTTGTTTTGCATCATCCCTGTTTTCACCTTATGGGAGCGCTTCCATGTCTGTCTGGAATGCTCCTCTTCCCTCATTCCGCGAACCGTTCCCGGATGCGGGAGAAACTGATTCAATAGTGCTGCGTGGAAGGCAGGAAGGCCGCAAAGGTTTTCCGAAAGCCTCCCGGAGCAGAAAAACAAGACGATTGAATCCGATGAACAAGGAACGATACAAGACGCGCAAGGAGATTGCGGACATATTCGGGGTGGGAGTAAGAACGGTTTCCTACTGGATGCAGGAGGGATGCCCGGTTTTTTATACGGGTAGAAAACTCCGCCCCGGAAGGGGATGCCACCCCCTGTTTATTGTGGAGGAGCTGGAGAAATGGCTCATTGAACAGGCCGAAGAGCAACGGGGGGAAAAGCGCAGGAAGGACAGGGACGTGATGAGTTCCTTTTTCAAGAAGTCCTGATTTTTCGGAAGGAAGGCCGCTTAGTCAAGAGACACCGCAGGCGGGCCGGAACCCGCCCGCGGCGCTCCTGGACGCTTATTACCAAGTATAACAAGCGGCGGTACTTTAACTGATAAATTCCCAACTGGAAGAAAGGCAATGTGTCATATTGTGGAGAGAGTATTTTTATTTTTCTTGAATTAGTAAAGTAACTTTACTAAAGAGAAATTGTTCGCACAAGATTGGACGCCTTGTGCGGATTGATTAAAAAACTAAGTATAAGAAGTATATGAATTATCAAACACCTCATGGCGCGATTGTCGCCAGACTAGATGAGAGAGTCAAAATATCGGGAGTTGCCGATGTGGGGCGCATGCGCAAACGGCGCATTTGGCAACGGAGGAATTTCACGGGCTTTCCCTCCCCGGAAACGGTGGGGGAAACCAATGCCTTGTACGTCTCCTATCCGCTCACGACTCTGGAAACCAAAAGGGAGATTGAAGCTTTGCTCATAGGCCTGGCGGAAATCATACGCCCGATTGCCGGTTACGAAGGATGTTTTATCCAGTTCGACCTTGAGGAGAAGAGGATCGCTGCCATCTTGCCGGACCATGCCGCCTTCAAGAATGAACTTCTCCGGACTGCACCGATGCGCTGGGAGTTGAAACTGTGGGATCTCTATTGCGTAGCCACGGTACGGCTGGAGAGCTGCGAACCGGAAAGGAAGACGCGTGCCGGGGCGACGGTTCTTTTCGGCTGGGAAGAACTGGTGTTGGAAGGCTCCTTTCAGGAAATGAAGGAACAGCTTGACCGGAGGATGCGGGAGAAGGCGGAAGTCTTCGGGGAAGGGGCAGCCTATGAGGGATGCCGGGAAGGTGAAGAGGGAGGACTGGATTTCATGTTTATCCAGGGAGCCAGCTTCCACATTTTCCATGTGGACGTGAACAATTAACGGAGGATGAACCATGCAGGATATTGTTTTGGAAAAACCGTGCGGGGATGGTGAGCGGAAGACTCCGGATTCTCCGTACCTTGACGACATCAGCCAGGAGGAGGCGCGTTCCGCGTTCGTCCGCAACAGTTCCAACCCCGAACGGTTCGGGGAAGGGCTGAGGAGGGCGTATGTGGAGGATCTGGAATTCTTCCTTGCCTCTATCAAGAAATGGATGGTAGGGAAGAACGCCTCCCGGATTCAGTACGAGCTGGAGGTTTTCCGGCAGGGATTGAAAAAGAGGCATCTTGATTACATCCATGCGAATGCCAGGTGCGGGAATTTTGTGATTTCCGACTCACCGAATCACGAGAAGGAAAGCCGCAAGCTGCGGATTGCGGAAGCAAAACGCAGGGAGATTCTGGATTACATGGAGCGAAAGCACGACGAGGTTTTCAACAAGTACCATAACAGGCCTTATGCGTGGCTGGAGCCTTACGGAGGGGAAGAGAGGAGGGAGCTGGAGTACAAGCTTGCCGTACTCAAGCGGATGCACCATTACATGCTCGACGTCAACGCCGCGCTGAACAGGGCGAAGGGCGACTGGAGAAAGCGGGAAGAGGAATTGAGAGCCATGAGGCTTTCCGAAGCGGAAATGGAGCCGCTGCTGCTTCCGGACGTACGGGGGCGTGTGGGCTTTTCCCCGGAAGGGCTTGCCAGAAGCAGGCGTTATATCCGGAAGACGGAGAAGTTGCTGATGGGTTTGATTGCTTCTGAGGAGAGCACGGGGGCTTCCTTCCATGGAAAGGTGGGAGCATGAGCAGCAGGAAAAAGAACCTCCCCTCCCCTGACGAACGGAAAGGAGAGGCTTTCTGGCGGGAGTTGAACTCAGCGGACTGGGACGGGAAGTCCTGCTCCCTGGTGTTCGAGGAGTTTGTGGACGTTATGTTCCGTACTCTGAGTGCTGGAAAGGTGGAGTACAAGGGGCGCGCGATGTTCCAGAAAGACCGTGACCGGAAGATTGGAGTCTTCCAGAGCGCCATGCTCCTGCTGGGGGAGGAGATGGAACGGGAGCCATACCGGGATTTGCTGGGCAGGGTGTACCAGGATGTTGCCGGAACGGCGGGGAAAAGAGCTCTTTCCGCAGTTTATACGCCCGATGCCATCTGCAAGATGACTGCCGGGATGGGAATGGACATTGAACTTGTCAAGGCCCGTATCAGGCGGGGGGAAACGGTTTCCCTGTACGAACCCGCCTGCGGGGCGGCGCGGATGGTGCTGGCTGTGGCGGAATTGCTGGGAGAGCTCCGCATGGGGCTGCGCGTCACCTGTGAAGAGATTGATTTGGTCGCATGCAAGATCGCTTACGTCAATCTCAGCATGTGGGGCGTGCCTGCGGTGGTTTACCATGCGGATTCCCTGTCGCGGAAGTGCTGGGGAGGGTGGAAGACCGCCGCCCTGGTTTTGATGGAAGCCCGGGAGGAAGAGGTGAGGCGTCTGCGCCGCATGGTAGAGATGATGATGTCGCTGAAATGAAACCGATTCCGTAGCTTTGATGGGGGGCGTGCTCCCGCAGGAGGAACCCGGCAGGGAATGCCTCCTGCGGGAAGGCCGGGAAAAAACCATTCGCAAAAAGATAAAAACAGCCTATATTGTCCAGAGATTGGATGACTGACATGACTCCTGAAGAATTTCTGGCATGGGCCCGGCACAAGCCCTTTGGCGATCCCTTTCCCAAGACGCAGACGGTCACGTTCCTGGTGCCCCTCCTTGGTGTGAGCCGGACGAATATTTTTACATGGATCTCCGGAAAAGTGAATCCCAGCAAGACGAGTCTTTTACTCATGGAAGCCCTGAAACGGGAAAACCGCATCCGCCTGGTGGAACGGGCGGAGGATTTTGCCCGGCACAAGCACGAGGGACAAACGAGAAAGTACACCAACGACCCCTACGCGAACCATCCGGAGGCGGTCGTTGGCCTTTTATCGGAGTACACGGATGACGAACGCTTGCTGGCCGCCGCGTGGCTGCACGATACGATGGAGGATTGCGGCGTGAGTTATGGGGAGCTTTCCGCCGAGTTTGGCCCGTATGTGGCGACGCTCGTGTATTTGCTGACCAATGACGAGGAGGAAAAGGAGAGGCTGGGCAAGGCCCGCTACATGAGCAAGAAGCTTGCGGCCTTTCCACCGGACGCCCTGACGATCAAACTGTGCGACATGCTCAATAACATGGACGGTACGCGTTCCCGGAGGCAGGCGGAAACGTATGTGGAGATTTTAAGGAGGGTGCGGGAAAAGAAACCCTCCGTCTGGAACGGGACGCATGAGGCCCTGGCGGAGAGGATCATGGAAACCTACCGGAAAAAGATTTTCTAAAGAGTAGTTAGTTTCCCGTTGTTTTCCCATGCCCGGCAGAGCTTGCACCTGCCGGGTTTTTTGATGCCCCGGTTCTTCCTCCCCCCCCCTCATTCCATGAGCACTCCATGGGCGGAGTTCTTCCTGTTACCTTGCTGCCGATGGGACGGCAGCGGCCCCCTCCGTGCGGAGACCGGGAAGAACCAGCCGCCGTCCCGTCACCAAAACATATATACATTAAATAACATTATGGCTATATCGACCAAACCGTTCCACCCGTTGGACGCAGAAAACAACCGCCGTTACAAGGTCAAGAAAAAAGACGCTCCCAAAATTGACTGGCATAAGACGGAGGAAACCGGGGCACACGACTGGGAAGGCTATATCCGCATTCCGGAAGATGGAACCTACAATTTCACGATTCAGATTGACGACAACGGCTATCTGGAGATCAACGGTGAAAAGGTAGTGGAACTGACTGGAAGCAATTCTTCCAAGAAGGCAACTGGAAGCAAGGAACTTAAAAAGGGCTTTCACTATGCGAAACTGCATCATGAAAACCTGGAAGTCCCGGAGGCTATTGCTCCTTATCCCAATGCGGAGGAATTTGTTCCTCAAATGGACGGAAAAGACCTGGAGCTCTGGGAAATTGACGCACCCAAAAATCTGATGAAGGCTGAGGATGCCCAGAAGCTGCTTGGTTACTACAATGTCGTGGACTTTGCTACTATGAGCCAAGATCAAGTGTGGAATCATATTGGCGGGTGGTTCAATGAACAGCATCTGGCCGGTGTTGGAATTTACCAGGACAGTTGTGCTCTTCGTCTGAGTATTGCTTTCTGCTGCAAGGGTATTTCCCTATCTGGCGTGAAAGATTCCAGTGGTAAAACGGCTGCCAACAATATTACCCTGGTCACTCCTCCCGGCAATCTCTCAGCCCTCAATCCGGGAATGACGGGACAGGAAGATCCTTCTACACTCCAAAAGCACGTCGTTTTCAGCGCCGCCGCTATGAGCTTGTTCCTGCATAACACCTATGGGGAATCTGACTATGCGGACAAGGACGCGAAGACGGGGTACTGTACTCCCCAGGAGGGAGATATTGTTATCTTTGGACAAACCGGTCACGTCGGCATGGCTCCGGGAAATAATATGGAGAAGATCGGCAATTATGGAGGTCAGCCGATTTGGTTGCTCTATCGTTCGACTTTGGATGATTAAAACTCTTCCTTAGCATTCTTATGATTCACAAGGCGGATATGATTATATCCGCCTTGTTTTTTTGGAAGAATAGGATATAAAAGGGAACATGAACAAGCATGGGGTTTTTGAACGAAACATTTTCTTCATCCTGGTATTCCTGATTGCAGCGGGCACATGGGGCGCCATGGCGGACAGTCCGGATGCTCCGCTCATGGACAGCGAGCAAATCAAAGCTTGCCAGCAGGGGCATATGGAAGTCCTTTCATCCTATCTGGGTTCCGGGAATACGGTGGTCATGGCCTGCTCGTACAAGGCGGAATGGGAGCCGCCCGCTTCCCTAACCGGCAAGGGTATTCTGACTACGTATGCCGTCATTGTCAGGTCGGAACATCAGGATTTTCCTGTGGGAACCAAAGTGAAATGGGTAAATTATATCGAATCTCCCGGTTCTGTTGCCCAGGAAATCATCGACCGCTGGAAGTCACCGGACGGCGAGCTTGTTTATATCATTAACCCCATGAAAGGAAGTGAGGGGGAAGGAGAGGACATCGCCAAGGTAAAAAATGACATTCCGGAACTCCTCGACTGTATTAGGTTTTCCATTGCAAATAAGAGTTTTTATAATAATTTACGAGCCATGCTTGATATTCCGGTTCGGAGGGAGCAATGATTCCCATTTCCCTTTCTCCCGGGGGGCATTCTTCGTGTGCTTCGCTGAAGGTGCGCAGGGCGTCGGCGGTGTGGGAGCAGACATCATGGAGGGGTTCCGTTTTTTTGAACATGATGGACAAATGGATTATCTATTATTTCTATGGTAAAAATATCTCTCCTTTGTTGTTTTCTATCCGGTCTGCTAGCCGTGGCACTGCATGCTCAAGAGCCTTCCTCCTCCTCTTCTTCTCACTGTGTAGCCACGCAAGAGGAGATTGACAATGACCATGATAACTTCCTTCGTGGAACGGCCCGGCAGTTGCGTCAGAACGACGTTGTCCTGGCGGTTATTCCCTATAAAACCGTAAAAACTGACCAGGGAACGGTGCATTATGCCCGTGTCGTCCAGTCATTGAGGGGAGGTATTCCGGTGGAAGCCCTGGTCAAATGGCTCAATCTCTATAGTAAACTGCCTGCGGGCGGTAAACCGGAAACCAAATTGTTGTCCGGCAGTTCGTTCATGTATGTACTGGCCCCTTCAAAGAACGTCAAAGAACTGGGGAAAGATCCGGAAGACTTCACCCCTGCATCCACCGTATATTCCTCACAGGTTCTGCTGGGGGCTTACGACCTGGGTGATCATGTTGACTATTTTCCGATGACGGAGAGTGACCCTGGCCGTGCCATGAAAAAGCTCCTGCATATTGAGCCAGCAAAAATCACCTCCGAATCGGAAGCAGCCCGCTTTAACCCGGAATTCGGCAAGTAACCTGGTTTTCTTCCTTCTCCTTTCTTTTTGATTCACCAGGGGCTGTCTCACGAAAAAGAGGCAGCCCCTTCTTCTTTTGCGCCCCCTGCTCATAACCTGATACTTCCCCTTCATTCCACAAGCCCTCCCCGTTTTTTCCGGATGGTTTTAGCATGTGGCCATGCTCAACTTTCTAGGAACCACGGAGAACTTCGCCGTTATCGAAAACATCCCGTATTCGATGACATGGAAGTTTTTTGATGCCTGGACCGGGGAACCGATACCGCTGGACGGCGTTACCTTCTCCGGGCGCATCTTCGTGGGGGAAAACGGGCGCGAACTGGAGCTGGACATCGCCAAGGGTGAAGAGTCCCACCTCCTTGTCGTCGGCTGTTCGGGCCTCCCGGAAGGCCGCTGGCCGTATGAAGTTTTCTGCGTATCGGACGAGGGGCTGCGGGAGCGCATGCTATCGGGCTGCATCGGCGTGATCGGTTCGCTGGAGGCCAAAACTGTTCTGGATGCACGTCCCACGGCGGACCGGACGCTCTCCGTCCGCCTCCCAGGAGATACGGCCCGCGCCCTCAAGCTTGAATGGCTCTCCTCCTCGCTGGCCCAGACTGCCGCCGCTTCCGCCTGGAATGCCTGGGAGAAGACGAAGGAAACCGCCGACAGGCTGGAGGAAGCGGACCGGAAACTGGACGGCCTCATGGAAACCACCCAGGAAGCCATGGACCGGCTCGGCCAGGTGGACGGCCTCATGGAAGGCATCCACGCTGAAGTGGAAAGCGCCCACCATGCCGCCCAAAAAGCGCAGGACATCCTTGAAAGCGGCATCCTGCAAGGGGAAAAGGGAGACACCCCCGTCTTCGGGGAAAACGGCCACTGGTGGATTTCCGGCCAGGACACCGGCATCCGGGCGGAGGGCCGGGATGGCGTCACCCCGCATATCGGCGCCAACGGTCACTGGTGGATCGGCGAGGAGGACACGCAGGTCCAGGCGGAAGGGACGGACGGCATGGACGCCGACTTCATCCGCCGCATTTATATTTCTTCCGCGGAGGAACTGCCGGAGGAAGGAGAACGCGGCGTCTTCTACTACATCCCCAGCCCGGACGGCAATTACGACGTGTACGCCTGGGTGGACTTCCCGGACGGGGACTCCGCCTGGACGCCCATCAGTGAATCCACCCTCCAGCAGGCTACCGTCCGCGCCCACGGCACGGTCCGTCTCAGTACGGGCACCATCCTGACGAACGGCGGCATTGTCGGCGTCAATGAGGCCGGGCAGCTTCTGGTGCGTGAAGCCCGGACGGACGTTCCCGGAACAGTCAAGCTCTCATCCTCCAAGCCTTCCCTGATCTCCCCCGGCCTGGTGGGAGTCAATGCCAGCGGCCAGCTCATCGTGCCGGAGGCCACAATCAACCAGGCGGGAACCATCAAGATCAACAACTCCAAATCAGTCGAACGCGGAGCCCAGGTCCAGACGAACAAGAACAATCTCGCCATGGTCCCCATCGCGGGAAACCGCTCTTACGGAGTCGTCGCCACGGGCACCCAGTTTCCCGTCATCCCTCATGAACGCCCCTACATCGTCTCCCTTCCCATTGCTTCGGATGACACGCGCCTCAATTCCGCCGCCCTCTACGGCACCCTGACCATCAACCTCCACCGCAGGGGATTTCTACGTTATACCTCTGGAGCCAATGCTGAAAACGGACTGGACTTTGCCACGGGCCGCTATCTGTCGCTGGATTACGGCACGGGCCTGGAGTCGGAGGAATACACCTCAACCATCGAGGGGTTGACGGACACCCGCTGCCGCCTGGCCGTCCATCGGTACGGAGACATCGTTTTCCATGACTCCTACGCCACCCCGGACAAGGGCGGCTCCGTCAAGCCCGGCCCCTCCTTCACCATGTCCGGTAAAGGAGTCCTCTCCCTGCTTCCCGCCGCGCCCGGCACGCTGGGAGGCATCAAGGTAGGAACGACGCTCTCCATTGCCAAGGATGGCACGCTTGACATTCAACTGGATACGGAAACCTTCCACGAAGCCAGCCCTCGCCCGGCCAGTTCCGCCGCCACCGCCTCCTGGATCAGAGGGAAGAACTTCGTCTCCCAGTCCGATTTGCAGGGTAAGGGCTTTGTTTCGGAAACCCGCGTCAAGGAACTGCTGGGCGGCTATCAGCCCCGCATGGGCATAGACGACCTCCTCCCCGTTACCCAGGAACAATTTGAAGCCCTTCCTTCCCGGAGTTCCAAAACCCTTTACATCATTTACTGATCCCGCATGAAAATTTCCCATCACTCCATCACCGCCAGGCAGGTCTATGACGCCCGCCTGGGCGAGAACAAGGTAAAGGCCATCTACCGGGGCGACGTGAAAATCTATCCGGACAACGCGGCACGCATCAGCCAGATCAGGCTGGACATCTCCGCCTGGTCGGGCACGCCGGACGGCTCCTTCTGGGAGCAGGCCATCGAGGCCGTCTCCGTCTACGCTTCTACTTCCCGCTACATTAAAATGACGGCGGACCGCACCTACATGGTCGGCAGCACATGGGGGAACTACCCGCTTGCCTCCTACCGAGGAGCGGGACTGTTCGAATTCGCATACAACGAAGGCCCTCTGCTCCAGAACGTCCGTCTGGGGGACAGCGCATCCCTCCAGATCAAACTGCCTTCGCTGAAAAGTTTTTCGATTGGCGGCACGCAGGAGTTCGACCAGCCGGTCAGCCGCGTCTATCCGGCATGCCCTTCCGGCACGGAAGTCCGGGGGTATTTCGGCAAGGGCCAGAAGCGCGTTTCCACGGGCGTGCGCATCGTGATCGTGAGCCTCCCCTCCGGCCAAGTCCTTCTGGACCGCCATCAGCAGCAAAACGGCCACTGCCGGGGCAGCTATGACTGGAACTACGGCTGGGTCGGCTCCGTCGCCGGGGACACGCAGGCCCGGCTGGAGGTCTACCCCCACCAGCCGCGCGGAGGCTGGGGCGGGTACTTTATCTATCCTGCCGCTTCCTGTTCCCTCACTGCCCGCATCATCCAGATCGTCCCGGAAGCCTGAAACTTATTCCCCCCTCCATCTACGATTAACTCCTCACTTTTGATGACCTCTGCCATGCAAATAGCCACCATCCCCGGAGAAACCTATGCCGTTACGGTCACCTCCCCCTGTACGGTCTGTGCCGTCATGCCCAAATCCTCTCCCCTTCTTTTGATTACCATTGAGAACCCCGGCCAGTATCTCGTTGTGGCTCCCACCACAGCCCTGTACATCGACGACGATTCCGCACTTGTCACCCGGTCTTTTAAGTCCGCCCCCGTGGGGATGTTTTCCCGCAAGGTTCCCTCCGGGGGCGCCATCGGCCAGGAATCCATCGAACTTTCCCTGGCTCCGGACGGCCCCAGGGACAACCTCAACTCCTGCGGCTTCGCGTTCGCCGTGGAAGAAGCGGGCATTCTCCGCTCCATCGCCATTGACGGCCGCACGGGCTACGAATTCCACAAGAATCCAGTGTGGATGAAGCTCTGGCGCGCCGTTCCGGGGGCGGTCCCGGTGTGGCTGGCCGTTTCCCTTAACTCCGTCATCCAGCAAAACAACGCCCTCAACACCTGGGACTTTGAAGAAGGAGTGCCGCTCCGTGCCGGAGACCGCCTCGTTGCCACCACCCACCGGGAGGAGGGGAAGGAGAGCCGGGAGTTTTCCGTGGACGGGACGGACGGCAAGCTTCTTGCCCGCGTGTGCGCCATCCCCGCCACAGAAGGTATCGGCTGTCTGGATGATTCCGGCAGCGTCGCCTGGAACTACCTTCCATCGGGAACCATCACCCTATCCAGGGAAGCCAACCTGGCGGATTACGCGCAGGTGGCCGTTCTTGATGAGTCCGTATTCGGCTCCACCCGCAAACGCCCCCAGACACTTTATGTCCTCCGGGCGGCCTCATCCACTTCCAACTACCCGTAACCGCTAACCAAAACCATATAACACCATGGCTTCAACAACAACAAAACTCTATTTGGGCTCCACCCTCCTCGTGGACCTGACGGCCTTTGCCCTGGCAAGCAGCCTCACGGCTCACGCGGACAACGGTTCCATCCATGTGACTGACGGGGAACGTTCTTCCTGGAACGCCAAGCTCGACGCTTCGTCGCTGGCTTCCTACGTCCAGTCAAGCACCCTCACAACCACCCTTGCCTCTTATGCCACGCAGGACTGGGTAACGCAACAAATCGCGGCAAAATCCCATATCCGCATCACGCCGGTGGAAACACTTCCCGCCGAAGGCGTACCGGATGTCATCTATCTGGTTCCCCCTGCCGGTGCGGGAGACTCCCATCTCCGGGAGCAATACGTCTACCTGAACGGAGAGTGGATCAAGGTGGGGGACACAGGAGTTTCCCTGGACGGCTACGCCACCGAGTCGTGGGTGAAGGGCCAGCTTGAACCCTACGCCAAATCTTCCGACGTGACGGACTCCATCGCCACGGCAAAGGAGGACGCCGTTTCGGAGGCTGCCACCCATGCCGAGGGCATCTACGCCAAAATCACCTCCATCACTCAGAGCGCCTATAACGCCCTGGCGGCAAAGGACATTCACACCCTCTACGCCATTACCGACTAACGATACTCCCTTTCCCCCCTTCCATGATCCGTGAACTCAAACTGGGAGACATCCCCCTGCTGCAACTCGCCTCCGGCATCACCGCTTCGGAGCCGGGCCTCGTCTCCGGCCAGCAGGTTGTTTCCTATGTCGAGGGGAGGCTTTCCTCCCTCGGCACCGGAACATGGGATGGGGGCACCGTTTCCAACGCCACCACCTTTGACGCCCCTGTCTGCATCAACTACGGAAACTGGCTGACTTACGGCAACTCCTCTATCCCGTGGTCTTCCATCCCTGCCGCCGCCGCGCCCAGCAAGCGCCAGATTGAGAGCTACACAAGCGCGGCTGCTCTCGCGCGTCCGGCCACCGGCCAAATCGGACAGGTTCTCCACCTTACCGCCAGCGGTCCCGCCTGGACGGATCTTCAACCCTCCGGAAGCACATCTTCTGCCGGGCCCAGCGTTCACCAGAACAGTCTTTTTCTGCTTACGGACTGGCACAGGTCGGAGAGCCTGCCTCCCGGATGGTACAAAGTGGAACTCGTTCTTTTTGCTGCCAGGGCTGCCACGACTCTCGACTTGCTTGACTCGCAGGCCGTCCAAACAGGCCGCGTCAAAAACGTGATGGGCATGGCGTGGCACAACGAGTCCATCCCTTACCTCTCCCTGACGGGGACATCCTGGCTTGGCTACCAGGGCTCCCCGCAAGAGGGCATCTTCGCCTGCGTCCTTCAGATGAGCTTCTTGTATGAGCACATCCCGGGTGAGGCGGCATGGATGGGCTCCGGCCTGGTTGAGGGCAAGGCCGGATGGATAAACGGCTCCCTGCGCTACACCTCAATCCAGAAACCGGAGGAAGTACACAACGCCACCACCCTTCTTCCGGACGACCCTCCCACGGAACCGCCTACGGAAGGTCCTACCGATCCTCCTACGGAAGGCCCCACCGAAATACCTACGGAAATACCTACGGAAGTACCTACGGAAGTACCTACGGAAGTACCTACGGAAGTACCTACGGAGATACCCTCGGAAGTACCCTCGGAAGTACCCTCGGAAGTACCCTCGGAAGTACCCTCGGAAGTACCCTCGGAAGTACCCTCGGAAGTACCCTCGGAAATGCCGGAAGGCTTCTCCCATAATCTTCTTCACCCAGCCACTGACGCGCCATGATTTACCTGCATTATTTCACTTACCGCGGCCACGCCGACCTGCTGACCTGGACGTGCCGTGCCACCTTGGAAGCTCTTGCCCATTCCCCTTATGTCCTTGGCAGGGATATTTCCATCGTTGTCGTTGACGATGCCAGCAATCCGTGTCCGGAAGCAGCCGTCTCGGAACTCAAGGCCATGGGTGCAACCTACCGCACCTCCACCTTTAAACGCAGAGGCAACCTCAACGGCCAGGACTGCATCATGGGGATTCTTTCCGAATTCAAACGCTCCATGCGCCGCAAAAAGGATATTGCCGTCAAGCTGGACTGCGACACATTGCTCCTCGGCACCACCTGGCTGGAACAATTCGTGAAGGACAGCTCCGCCCTCGTCACCGGCGCGGATGACCGGGGGTGCATTTACGGCATGTGCTATGGGCTCAAGGCCGTCCTCATAGACGCCCTCATCGACCTCTTCACTCGCTGCCCTGTCGGGGACCGGTCTCAGGAAGACATCTACCTCGGCTACCGTGCCCGCAGACTTGCCCAATCCCTTTCCGGGGACGGAAGCTTCCTGCCCATTCCCATCTGGCTCAACAGTCCGGACACTCCCGGCGACAACGGCCCCCACGGCCAGCTCATCATCTACAACTGGTCGCGCGGCCTGGACATCGCCCCTCTCTATACAGGCTTCCAAGTCATCAACGTCTGTAACGGCATGCACCAGGGCAAAACCGCCATGGCGGATGTGCGGAAGCTGGTTGAGCGCCTCGTCTCCGGCAAATTCTCCGGTTCCTGATCCCATCTCCACCTGTCTTTGACCATGAAAATTGCGACGCTTACCGGCCACTCCTACGCCATTACCGCTTCCCGGCCCTGCACGGTTTCCGCCGTAGCGGGGGACGGTTCCCTCATCCCGCTGCTCTCCATCACCGTTCCCGGCCAGTACGTGCTGGTGGCCCCCTCCACCATGCTGGACATCAACGAGGATCACACTCTGGTGACTCCCATGAAGGGCCGCACCGGCATCACGGGGGGATTGCTCCAGGCCTCTCTGGGCATGCTGCAATCCCATTTTGAGGATAACTACATTCACGTCAACCGGGGAGACCGCAACAAATGGGACGACACGATCAGCTCACAGAATTTCGCCGACCATAAATACAACATGGACCTCCACCTCTATTCAGAAGAACACGCGTCCCTCAAGCAGCTCCTCGCAAACAAGGATGCCCTTCTGGCCCTCCTCAACCCGGACCAGACGCAAACGGCCTGACCTCTCCCTTTCCCCTTCTCCTGATTAACCCAAACCAAAAACAAAACCATGAATAATGCAACCAATACATGCAACCACACGGAAGAAATCGCCCACGCGATTTACAGCCAGCACCACAACGAACTCAATCCCGGCATTCCGCCGGACTGGGACGCCTTGCCTGAAGAAGAAAAACAGGCATGGCGCAAGGTTGCGGGCAATATCCTGCCCACGCTCGGGCAGCACGCCTTGGGCGACCTTCTGGCTTACGCCAAAAGGAAAATAAAAGAATCCTCCTCTACAGGGAAAAAAATCCTCTGGGGCCTTGTCAGCGCCGCCGTCCTGGCCGCCTTGAGCTGGCTGGCCTCCCTCGGGCTTACTTCCTGCGGTCACACGGTGGATATTTCCCAAGAAGGAGCCGCCATTTGCAAAGACGGAACCTGCCTGATCGTCAAGGACGGCCACGTCATCTTCAGGCCCGCGCCGGAAAAGGCTTCCCCCCGGGAGGAAGAAACTGCCGTCATCCGCCAGCAGAAATAATAACCTCCGAACCCAAATAACCGCCGCGATATGTGCCAGCCCTACGATTGGATTATCCGCCTCGTCAACACCCTCAAAGTCGTCTTTGCGACCAAGGACGGCGTGTTCGCTGTTCTTATTGCCGTGATGCTCGTGAGCATGGGCGTCCTCTACCACGACATGCGCCAGTACATGACCGAGCAAACCCGCGCCCAGGTGGAAACCGTCCGCGTGCTCACAGAACTCAAGGCGGAAATCTCCTCACTCAAACAAGCAGCCAAATAACCATGACCTCGACAGAACAAAAAATCGCCGCCCAGATCCTCTATCTGGAGGACAACCGCGCCACCGGGCCGGACTCGCTGCGCGTCACCCGCCTCCCCGCCGCCGACAAAGGCGGCGACTGGGAGATCTGCGGCATCTGCGACGGCATCGAACCCGCCGTATTCCGCCATCTCAAGTCCTTGCTTGACGCCGGGAAAAAGGAAGAAGCCTGGGAAGCCTCCCTCCAGTACGTACTGGACAACACGCAGGCCGTCCGCACCTGGCTCGGGGCGCAGGACTGCCCCGCCGTGGAATTCTTCCTGCGCGACTTCTTCTTCAATGCGGGGGTCAAATCCGCCTCGCTTGCCGTCCAGCGGGCCGTCAACGCCCGCAACGGCTCATTAAAGGAAGACGGCATCGCAGGCCCCGCCACGCGTTCCGCGTTCCAGGCGGCTCTCACCGCCAATGGGGAAACCGTCATGCTGATGCTCCTCCATCGTTTCCGTGAACAGCACTACCGTTCCTGCAAGCAATGGGGCGCCTTCGGCAAAGGCTGGATCAACCGCCTGGACGCCGCCGCGAGCTTCGCTGCCGGTCTTCTCCGCTAACCATATCGTTCCCGCCATGGCTACCGGAGCTCTCATCGCTGGCACTCTCGCCTCCATCGGTTCGTCTTTCTACCAACAAAAAAAGGCGGCTAAGGAACAAAAGCAGGCGGCGGCAGCCATGGCCTCGGCCATGGAAAAACAACCCACCGTCCAGGCTGCGGACATAGCCGCCCAGCAAACGCAGGACACCCGGGAACAAAGCAAGCAGGCCGTCAACACGGCGGCTAAACGCCGCTTCTCGCTGAACCGCACCGTCAATCCCTCCGCCGCGTCCTCCCTGATGGGAGGGCGCAAGACGCTGGGCTGATATACCACCAAGCATTCCCTGCATCCTCATGGTCCGTCCCAACACACGCCTTGCCGCCCGCTACATCGACACCGCAGAAGCCCTCCTTGGAGACATGAGGGGGTACAGCGGAGACTGGGACTGGCTGCGCAAGCACATCATGCCCCGCACACAGGCCGGGGCGGACCGTGAGGAACGACCGTCCCCCACCGCCAAGCGGCTGCATTCTACTGTCGCTATCAAATCCCTGCGCATCCTGACGGGTGCGCACATCATGTACATTACCCCGTCCAACCAGCGCTGGTTCTCCCTTCAGAGCGGGCTTCGCGGCAAGGAGAAATCCTCACGCGTGGACGCATGGTTTGCGGAATCCACGGAAATCATGTTTGCGGAGCTGGGACGCTCCAACTTCTACACGGAAATCCATGAAACATTTTTAGACCGCTGCCTGACGGGAACCGGGTGCCTCTTCTGTGATACTTTGCCGGATGGCCGGTTGAACTTCCGGCATATACCCTCCGGCACGTATGCCATCGCGGAGGGGGAAAACGGCCAGGTCAACACGCTCGTGCGCCAGTTCAAGCTGACGCCCCACCAGGCGGCGGAAAAGTTCGGCTATAAAAAACTCCCGGAAAGCGTCCGCAAGGACTTTGACGACCCTCGGAAGCGCTTCACCGTGCGGCATGAATTCCTCCACCTGGTCTTCCCCCGGCAGAACTGCGACTTCGGGCATGATCTCGTGAATGCCAAGCGCATGAAATGGGCCTCCGTCTACCTCGCCTGGGGAGTGGAAAAACAAGTCATCCGGGAGGAGGGCTACAACGAATTTCCTTTTCTTGTTACTCGTTTTTTGCGCTATGGCGACGGCCCCTACGGCTACGCTCCCGGCCTGGATGTCATGGAAGAAATCACTGCTACCCTCAAGCTGGAACGCGTCATGGACGTACTGGCGGAAGTGGCCGCTTTCCCGCGGATTATTCAACTGGCCGAACAGGTCGGGGAAGTAGACTTGCGGGCAGGGGGCGTCACCACCGTCAAGGCGCAGGCGGCCCGTGAAAAACTCCCCCGCGAATGGGCTACTTCGGGCCGTTACGATGTCGGCAAAGACCGCATTGCCGACAAGGAGGAAAAAATCCGGGAGGCCTTCTTTGTGGACATGCTGATGCCTCTAGCCAACGTGGATCGGCAGATGACGGCAACCGAGATTAACGCCCGCCAGGAAGAACGCGTCCTCTCCTTTTCCCCCTCCCTGACCCTCTTTATCAGCGACTGCAATGTTCTCATGCACCGCATCTTCTCCATCCTGTTCAGGCAGGGCAAATTCCCCAAGGACGACGTGCCCGCAGAACTCATCGTGCCGGACATGGGAGGAAGTGAAAACTATGAAATTGAAATCCCCAACGTCCAGTACCTCGGGCGCATCTCACAAGCCATCGCCAACGCCCAGCAGCAGGGACTCGAATACTTCATGCAGGTGGCTTTGAACTACACGCAGATTACCAAAGACACCTCGATGATCGAATACGTCAACCCGAGAAAATTCGCGCAATTCCTCTACGAGCGCACCGGGGCTCCCACCAGTTGCCGCCGCACCGCCCGGGAACTTTTCGAGCTCGACAAGCAGAAGGAGCGAGACGCCGAAATGCAGCGCAAGCTGGCTGCCGCAGAGGGCGCCCGGAATCTTGCCGGAGCCCAGAAAGACCTGGCTCCCGCCTGACGCCCCGGCACACGCGCGCCATTCCATTTTCTTATGCAACCCATAGAACAACACATAACAACCGAACAGGAGCTGGCCTACAAACGCTATGTAGAACGCCGCCGTTCCCACCTGGCCCGCCAGGTTACGCCGGAAACCCTCGCCTACATAGAGGAGGAGTTCCAGACGGAGCTTCCATGCTACCAGACCCGCGATCCCATGACTGGCCAAACGCTCAAGCCCGATCCCATCCTCGCCGCCATCAGGGACGGACAGAGGGAAGTCGTCCTTTGGCTGCGGCGTGAAATCGCCTTGGGCCTCCAAGCCGCGGAACAAAACGATGAAGGCGCCTGAACAACCGCCACGATGGGGGAGCGGTCCCCCTTTTCCCCGAACCGGGAAAAAGCTCTCCTACCTCTCCGTCTGCTCCGGCATTGAAGCCGCCAGTGTCGCCTGGGAGCCCTTCGGCTTCCAGCCGGTCGCTTTTTCTGAAATTGAACCTTTCCCTTCCGCTGTGCTGGCCCGGCACTATCCGGACGTACCCAACATGGGCGACATGACTCAATATGCAACCTGGAACATCCCAGCAATCGACATTCTGGCCGGAGGAACGCCCTGCCAGTCCTTCTCCGTCGCGGGCAAACGCGGCGGCCTCTCCGACGAACGCGGCAACTTATGCCTCACTTTCTGCCAAATGGCCGATCACTTCGATCCAGCCTGGGTACTCTGGGAAAACGTACCCGGCGTCCTTAGTTCAGTGGATAATGCGTTCGGATGCCTGTTGGGAAAACTATGTGGCTTTGGTTCCCCCGTCCAACCGGCAGCAGGACGGAAACACCAGCCTTGCGGCGTGGTGGCCGGACCCAGGCGAACCGTGGCATGGAGGATCATGGACGCCCAATGGCACGGAGTACCCCAACGCCGCAGACGTGTCTTTGTCCTTGCTTCAAGAGGTGCTGGAAACTGGGCCGCTGCCGACGCGCTACTTCCTCTCGGAGACCGCCTGCCAAGGCATCTTGAGGCGCGCCGCAAAGCGCGGCAAAAAGCTTCCTCCGGCTCTCGAACGCGCCCTGAAGGCTCGCATTGGGACGGCGGCCCCCATCCCACCCTCGGAGCCATCGCCACCGGCATCGGCATGAGCGACCAGGAACTCTTCGCCCAGCGCGGAGCCAACCTCGTCCCCGGCATCTCCCTTGTAAAAGACAAAAGCGTCTCTCCCACGATTTGCTTTGGCCTTTATGAAAACCAGCGCGCGGAAATGAGGCTCTACGAAGGCGTCCAGCCGACCATTTCATGCGGAGGCGGTAAAGCCGGACAGGGAAGCAACGTCGTCCTTCTGGAGGCTCTGGAAGAGGAGGGTTCCACCTTCCTCTATGAAAACCATCCGCAGGATTCACGCGTTACCGGTCCCCGTGACGTAAGTCCGGCCTGTACGGCCCAGTGGGGAACGGGAGGGGGCAACACCCCGCTCGTTCTCCAGTCCGAAGCCCCGGAAACCTTCCTTTCCCAATCGTCCAACACCGTCCAGTCCTGCTGGTGCATGCCCATCGACATGCGTTCTCTCTGCCGCAGGGATTCCGCCCCCAATGCGGGGCACGGCCTGGGGGATGACGGAGATCCGTCCTGCACCCTTACGGCACAGGGTCACACGCCCGGCGTCTGCTATGCCATCCAGGGGGAAATGGCGGACGGTCGCCGCCTTTCCCAGAATGGCTTGGGCATTTCGGAAAACCTCTCCTACACCCTTGCCACCTCATCGCCTCCCGCCGTCTCCTGGACAGGAGCTGTCCGCAGGCTCATCCCCGTGGAGTGCGAACGCCTGCAAGGTTTCCCGGACGGCTGGACCGCCATAGAAAAATCCCCCGGCAAGCCCTATGCCGACTCCCACCGCTACAAGGCGGTGGGCAACTCCATGGCCGTCCCCGTCATGTGCTGGCTGGGCCGCCGCATCCTGGAAGTAACCGCCGACCGTGAACTCCGCCAGGAAGAAGAAGACGCCTTGCGGGCACTCCAGTCATAACATACCTCCCAACACCAACCCACTCCAATCCCATGCTGAACTTCAACACTAACACCATCAACAAAGACGAATGGCTGACCCCTCCCTGGCTTCTCTCCAAGCTCGGTTCCTTCGACCTTGATCCCTGCGCGTCTGTCAACAGGCCCTGGCCCACCACTTCCAACCAACAAAAATAACAACAACAAATATGAACACTACATTATTCAATCCATTCATGCGCATCTGCCACGCCGCCGCTGAAGAAACGCCGGAGGGGGGCGGACCTCCCGCCACCCAGCAGCCGGAAGACACGCCTCCGGACCAGCCGCCCGCTCCCGGAGAAGAACAGGCTCCGCCCAATCCGGACAATCCGGGGGAGGCCGCTCCGGAATCCGGCGAGGTTGACTTCTCCCTGGATGCTCCACCTCCGGACGGAAAAGAGCAACCCGGGGACGAAACTGAACCAGGCGATCCGGAGGACAGCAAGGAGCCGGAAAAGCCCTATGAACTCGAATTACCAGATGATCTGGACGTAACGGACGACTTCAAGGCAACCCTCAAAGAACACGCCAAGGCTTCCGGTCTGGAAGGCAAGGCGGCGGGGAAATTCGTTTCCGGCGTCATCAAATCCATGCAGGAGGCGGAACAGGCCAACATTGCCGCCACCACGAAAGAACTCCGGGAAGATTGGGGCAAAAATTTCAACGCCAACATGAAATCGGTGAAGGAATTTGCGGGCAAGCTCAAACAAAAGTCCGGCCTCACCACGGAGGACCTGGCGCCCCTTCAGTCGCCCAAGGGCTACCGCCTTCTCTACGCCTTGATGAAATCCGTAGGGGAAGACGCCTTCGTTTCCGGGAAGGAAGCGCAGCCGGAAGACCCGCAGAAGGAGGCACAACGAATGCTGACCGATCCGGCTCACCGCTACTTCCGAGCAATTCAGGACCCCAACGACCCCCTCTTCAAGGAAGCCAACCAGGAGTACAACCGCCTTGTCGGTTTTTCGCAATAAAGCAGGCGGAAAACACAGCAGGCTCCGCTTCCTCAATCCCTTTCCGGCATCTTCCGGAAAGGGATTTTTTGATGCCTTTTTTCCCCGAAACGGACCGACAAAAGACTTACTTTCCGGAAACCGGAGTGCTAACATCCCGCCCATGCCCTCCTTCTCCATGCCCAACTCCGATACCGATTCCCTGGAAGCGGAACGGTTAATGGAAGCCTTCGTTCCTTACGTCCGGGAAGAACAGGAACGCCGCCACCCGGAATGGGCGGCCCTGGTGGAGAAAGTCAAAAAGGCAACATCCCTCCTCAAGCACTACGAAAACCGCACGACTTGGAGCGGCCTTGGTGTCGTGGAATATGCGGACTGGTGTTTTTACCCGGAAGAGAACGGGGACATTTGCCGACTAGTGATTCATGCGGACTTGCTCCCGGCCCGCACCCCATTGGACCGGGCTTCCCATGACAGGATGCTTCAAGAGCTACAAGAAATTCTTCGTCCTCTCCAGTACACCATGAGCCAGGAAGAACACACCGTTGCCATCCTGATTCCCCTTTCTGAAAACTTACCGTAACAAGGTTAAATGAAGCCTATGTAGCATCGGCTATTGCATCATCACTGTCCATGTTATCTTTTTCAGTTGTACAAAGTTGCAAACATGACACTTTTTCTGCTTTTACTTGGACGTAAAAGCATGCTATACATTATAAACCACGTGCGTAACATAACCATCTGGTAATCAAGGCTAATATTCCCATCATCCGCTCCATTTTTAACTTCCTAATTTCAGGAAGTTTTTTGTTTTCAGAGAATAACAATTGCGGGCCATTCTAATAGTATCCTATTATCCCGAGTAACCGGAATTATCGTCAAAACCGTTACTGCCTGCTGAAACCTGAATGTTACAGTCAATAAAATCAAGGCTGTCTGTTGTATATTTAGAAAATCATTGACGATGAATGTTTTAAGATAGGGTGGAGAAATATCCTGGAGGAAGTTGACGCTTCATGCAGGATGCTATTTTTCTGCAACAGATACAGGATTTTTTTGAAGTGGCAGCAATGATTGCTGTGTATTCGGAAAATGGAGGACACGTTAAACCAGGGGATGGCTGGATCAGATTCCTGTTGTCCCGGCTGGAAAAAGGGGCTTCTGTGGAAACCAACATAGAAGCCGCCTAACCGTTGAAGCTGTCAAAATCCGGGAAGACCGCAGGCTTTTCGCGAGCGAGAATGTTTTCGGAGTTACCATCATGGATATGAAGGCAGCAGAGTCGTCATGCCACTTCATTACAAGTAACAATAATAAACAAAACCATGAATACTATTAATATTCTCAATGGAATCACCCTGGCATCCCAGGAGGAAGTAACCGGACATACCGGGAATACAACGATGCATCTTACGGAAGAAGAGCGTACGGCCTGGAATTCCGCCGCCGCTATTCCTGACGCATCCGGCACTTACACCGGCAACAACACGCACGCAGGCGTGGAAACATTCAACGGGGCTGTCGTTCTGAATGGCTCCGTAACATCGGACGCACTGGAAACCGGGCGCATGCTCGCGAAGGTGACGGCTTGTTCCTGCATACCTCTGATAAGCGCCTTCAACGCGACGGTTAAGCAGAAGGGGCCTATGGGGTTCAATATCTCCCGGCCTGCCGACGGAAGGCCGGTAAAAGTGGGAGGCGCCGGAAACCCGTGGGGATGGTGGAGCAAGGACAAGGTCGTTGTACAAATCAATTTCGTTCCGGATGAACGGGCCGTTTTTGAGGTGGGCTCATGCACGTTTGCAGATTTTTCCTCTCCTCCGGAAGATCATTATGCCTATGCCCATACCATACGGCAAACAGGCAATGCCGCCGGCATTTATGTCAGTCTCCAAATCGACAGTGCTCTGCGCAAATTCCGGGTGAAATATCATTCCAGGCTCTCGAATTCCGCCGTGGCTCCGGGGGTGCTGAGCGTTTATGAATGGGATATGCCGGAGGAATTTTACAATGTTAAAATGGCACGCCTCATTTATGCCTACCGTCACCAGTATCTGGACGTGTATTACGTGACGCCCTCAGGAGAACTGAAGCTTATCGCCGCTACGCCGGCCTCACAGGGTTACGCCATCACTGAGGCGCAGCTGCTGTTTCATGGCAACAGTGAAATTTATTCCGCCATAGCGCACGTGGAAGATAACAGGCTGAGGGACTGGCTCGGCAAGCAGCCGCTTCCCTATTCCCGTTCCAAATGGATTGAGCGCAATTCGAATGCTCCTTTATCCGGTATTGATCTGCCTTCTGCCGGGGGAAGCTCTTCGTTGACGCTGAATTCCGGCGCCGGTTCTGCATGGACGCTGGTTTCAAAACCCGACTGGCTGGACGCAGGCGCAGAGCATTGGGAGAACGGCGCTGTCGTGACCGTATCAGCCGGAGCTGCGGAAGAAACGCGGCATGGCTCGCTCATCCTTGCGACGGATGGCAACCATGAGGCGGCCGGAGTTAAAGCCTATGAAAAAGTCGTCATCACGCAAACTGTCCAAGCGTGAGGCAGGCGTAAATAACGGTCATGGCCTGCTCTGGACTGATGGACAGTAACGCTTGAAGCGGCTGTCCGAATCAAACGACAGCAGGAACATTGGTTCGCATTCAGACGGGCGGCTTTTAGCCGTCCGTCTTTTTTTGGAGTACGGAAGATGAAGGCTCAAGGCTGCGGTTATTTTTCCGTTTCAGGAAATGCTTTGCCAGGAAGCTCCGGACGGGTTCATCGTAGAACTTCAGGCAGAGCCAGGCCAGCAGGATGCTTCCGATGACGACGGCCAACGCTCCCGGGAGGGATTCCGGGAAGGAGAGGTCTCCGTTTTTCACCCACGCGTAGTACAGGTAGATGAACGGGTAATGCACCATGTACAGGGGGTAGGAGATTCTACCCAGGAACCGGCATATTTTATCCGTATAGGGATCAGTGATTTTGCCGGAGGCGCCAAAGAGGAGGATAAGGGGGAAGAAGACCGCGAAGCACACGGTTTCATAAAGGCTATTCATCCAGAAGGCGTCTTCTCCCCCCAGCCGGGGAACGGCCAGCAGGATGGCGAGGGAGATGCCGCACAGCCAGAAGGAACCCTTGATGTTGACGGGCTTGAACAGGCGGAACAGAAGCAGCCCCGCGGAGAAGGAGTACAGCAGGCGCAGGGAGCCGCCTGTCCATTCCGTGCCGGTCATGGCGAAGCCGGAGCATATGTCTCCATTGGGCCCCCAGAAGCTGAAGGAAGCCAGGCCGCATCCGGCCAGGATCACCAGCACGGCCAGGGAACGCGTGGAGAGTTTCCGGATGAACAGCGCATAGAGAAGGTTGCCGATGTATTCAAAGAATAGCGACCAGCTTGGCCCGTTGAGCGGGTACATCTCTCCCAGTCCCCGGATTTCCAGACCGGGAGGCGACGGAATCAGCAGGACATTGACGAAGGTGGCGACCAGCAGGGAGATGACCGCGACCTGGGATACATCCCATACGGAACAGCCCTGGAAATAAAAGATGAGCGCGCCGATGACCGCCCCGATCGCCACCATGGGTTGCAGGCGTATGAGGCGGCGCTTGATGAATTCCCCGGTCGTCATCGTTTTCCACCGGTTGTCGTAGGCGTAACCGATGACGAACCCGGACAGCATGAAGAAGAAGTCAACGGCCAGGTAGCCGTGGTTGATGATTTGGTCCACATGGCTGGTGGCGTAGGCTTCAAAGATGTGGAACCACACGACGACAATGGCGGCCACCCCGCGCAATCCGTCAAGAATGTGGTAGTGATGTTTTTCACTTCCGGGTGGGATGGGAGAGTTCTGTGAGTTCGACAT